CTGCTTGTTCTGTATCTTTAAGAGGTTTACTCGGAGAGCTTTGAGGTTTTCCAAAGGATTCAAAACTCTCTCTGAGCATATTGATATTTTTCTCAAGGGTTGTGACACTATTTACTATTTTATTAGAAGCAGTATCAACATTCTTGAAAGCATTTTCTAAAGCTTTTACACCGGATTTCACTCCACTGACATCAAGATTTATACGAAGATCAGCCATCTATATTCCTTTGCTTTAGTTACTTATTCTTTCGTTGTTTCTCTAATTGCTTACTCTTGACATCAATGAATTTATTATCCATGGATCTCATGTAGAAATTAAAACTATCAAATTCTTCTGGTGTATTTATTCCCCATCTTTTGGCATACTCATTAATAGCAGTCCAGGGAATGGGGAAAAGCTCATGTCTTGTGGTACTCAGTTCCCAGAAGGATTCCCATGAGAACCTAAGATCATTTCTTAATTTAACCTCTTTGAGTCCGTCTTTAAGTTCCTGGGTGAGCTTACCTTTCATCTTCTTGGCGGCTCGCTCAGTCCAGGAATTCTTTTTTCTCCTAATTACGGACTCAAGGGTTTCCGTTAGTTTTTTACGTCTTCTTCCTCTTGTTTAAGCAAGAATGTTTGCATCTTTCCTGCATGATCAGTAAGTTTTGAATAGTAATCAGGGATAGCTTTCAGGAGTTTAATAGCATGTCTGTGAGAATAAGGTTCAATGGTCTTTTTACCTTTTGAATCTCTCACAAGAATACCATCAACCCATTCATCGTCCTCATTCAGTGTTTTCCAGTCCTTGATGACAGCTTTAACAAAAACCTCAAGAGCCAAGTCCTCAGCTTTCTCTCTATTCACATCATCCTTAAGACTTTCAACATTAATATTGTATTTCTTGGAAAGCTTCTCGAAGATCTTACCGTACTGAGTATTCTTCCCACCCATACGGGCCATTTTTACTTTAGCGGGACCTTCTGTAATCCATTTACCACCCACTTCTTCTTTTTTGTTAGTTTCGTACATTGCATAAAGATCAGTCATAGTTACCCCTTTATTATCTGTTTTTAATTTCTTCTAAGTTTTTACCTGATTTCAACAAAGTTATGGCCTTAGTGATTTCCGCTTTTGTGAGATAGCATTCCAGCCACACAGTGTTCTCTTTTCCACATTCAAGATCCATAGTGATCTTCTTAATTGAAAGGGCTTCTGTGATGTCTTCGTCTTCATCTGTTAAAACTCGGATGTCGGAAGGGGCTAACCCGTCAACTCTGATTTTCATAAATTCTCCTTGATTTATTTTATTTAATTTGCCCTTGTAAAACTGAGAGGAAAGAGTCCAAGGGATAAACTCTTTTCGGAGGTATACGCTCCTATCCTCTCAGGTATTAGTTATTATTCAGGAAGGTGAGGGAAGTCTGTTACACTAAAAACATAATCAAGTGCGTTGTCCTTGAAAGCCTCAATATCCAGAGTTACTTTGATAGTCTCATTCCTCGGGAAAGATTTATTAGCACTCCCGAGAGTGATAGCGGGAAGGTCGAAGCACAAAGCACCATCATCATTATCCAAAACCCAGTTCATTTTAACTGTGGTGTTAGCTCGTACAATATCAGTAATCCTACCGGAAGTGAAAAGAGCTTCAGTACTTGCTGATACATTAAGAGTGCCCACTGAGTTAACAACTGAACCAAGCTGCCCAAGAATCTTCTCGGGTGTGATATTATTGTTGATAGTCAAGTCCATGTTCTTGAAATAGACACCAACATCATTATTATCGAGATCCTTCAGGTAGATCCTTGCGAAGTCATTTGTAGTATTATACGCATCAGTATCAGTAGGCTCTTTATAGCCGCCTTTAGTTTTAGCAGTATAGACCATTGCTTCACTATCAAGACCAATAAAACCCCAATTCACAGTTGCTTTATCAGTAAGTGCTGTGTTAAGAGTCACCTGATTGGGGCTACAACCATTAATATATTCCCAACCATCCACAGGATTACCGGTCGTGGGGTCAGAAAGGTTATTATACTCAGCTTCAAACTGATAAGTTCTATTCAGAAAATCAGCATTAGAGACTTCAACTGTTCTGATCCAATCTCCTGTGTAGACTCTGATAGTTTTACCCGTACCTGTGTCAGCAGAACCAATAGCATCAGTCCACTCATCCGAATAATTATCAAGAGTCAATTTAGCAGCTGCAATGGCGGTGATCCTTGCGAAGCCACTAAAACCAGCAGTAGCGAAGGAATATGCTGCATTAGTACTATCACCAACATAGATGTACTGCCCAACGTAAAATGTGGGTCTACCGTCAGTAATATCATCAGTGAAATCATAAGTCCCACCTGAGATTAAATTACCTTCAGTATCCACCTGAATATCTCCAGAAGCTCCCTGGAAACCTGCTACATTGAACCTTGCACCCGTAGGAGGAGTTTCATCAGAAAGGTTCTCTTCTACAAGAGTTTTTAAAGTAGTACTCGCAGCAGCAACTCTTTTTACACCGTTATTTGCGGAGAGAGAGAAATCTCTTGCAAAAATCAGTGTACCAGCAGTCAATGCAGTAGTAATTGTAGCATGAGTATAAGAGTCATCTGCGGTAGCTACAGCAGTGGGTTCAGCTTTATTCTGTTCCTTCCATACAGCAAAAGCAAAGCCATCAAAGAAATCCCTGAAGCTTGCTACAGTTAAATCACTATCAAAAGATACAGTCGCATCAAGATCAGTGATAGCCCCTTTACGTGGGGCGCGGTCATTGGAAATCGGATCTCTTGCTACAGTAGAAATGTTAGAAGCGAAATCTCCAATATCATTGGGTTCTGTTACAGTCCATGTTGCCCCGGCGTCTACTTCACCGGGTGCTGTCTCGATAGCATAACTGATTATAGTCTCATTAGTATTTGCGGCGAATACTGCCATAATTCTGTTCCTTTCTGTTGTGGTTATTACTTAGTCTCATCAAACTGGTAATCAATAATTATATTAAATTGGAACCAACCGTCATTAGCGCCAATCTCTTCATAGACACCCTTTTTAAAGCAAATCTGTCCAAGTCTTTCTCCTTCAAAGATCCCAATAATCTCTTCACAAAGAGTATCCCCTTGGTTAGTCCCTGTATTCTCCTGGATAAAAACCTGACAAGAGATGAAGCCATATCTCTCCCACCTCCGGGACCCAATCCTTCCTAAAGTCCACTGCTGGGTGTTGTTATTTTTCACAATGAATCTAATCCACGGTTCATTGGAAGGTTTCTCGGAGGGAGTTAGAGGAGAGGTGCATTTATAGAATCCTTGGTTAGTTATATGAACAGGAGTAGTTTCATTAAACTCCTGAATGAAATAAGTAAGTATGGTCTTCTTAACTTCCTGCCGTGTCATTTCTTATTCCCCCTGATCCATACTTCACCAGCTTGAATTGCAGTTTCTCTAAAATTCTGAGCAGCTATAGTTGGAGTTCCATAGTTAACTGCTTCACCGTATTCGACGTTATTATTCCAATAGATGTTGGACTTGCTATACAAATCTTGTAGATTCAGGAAACTACTCCAGTTACTATCTCTTGTCGATGTATCCACATTTTCTTTACTACCAACCAGACCGGAGTACATTGAGTCCACTGTAACTATCCAATTAGCCCTTAAGTTCCCTGTTTGTTTAGGAGTACCACCAAGACCTTTAGGAGAGAGTAAAGAGCCTTGTACAGCTTCAGCAGTGCCTTTAATCTCCTGATTTAGCTCAGTCTTTACTTGCTCAGTCTCTTTTTCAAGATCAGCTAAGAATTGCTTAAGGTTGTTACTCATATTATCTACTTAAAGCTAATACCCATGTCTCTATTCTTTCACCGACGTAGATGGGTCTTTTATAAGTTATATTGTAGGTGATATCACCATCTAATATTTTATCAGATAGTGAAGGCTCAATAATAGCACCATTCTGATCTTCTGGGCCTATAACTAATCGGATAGAATCCATCATAATAAGTGTGTTATCTATTTCCTTCGAACTCCACTTGCCAGCATAGCCCAATATATCTTTTGTAACGTAAGTTGTGGATGTAGAAGTAGGATCAGTAGGATCAGGCACACTTGTTGGGATTCCAAGCTTAAAAGTCCGTCCGTAGGAACTGAGTAAACTATTTGTGTGATTATTGAACGCCATTAATCTTCTCTATTTTTTTAAGAATATCATTTGTATGCCAAGTTTGTTCGGATACATCTAATTTAAGAATCTCTATATCATTTTCTGCTGACATTAATCTTTTATCTGTTTTGTCCGCGTACTTCTCTTGCGAGGCTAAAAATTTACTATTGAATTCTATGAACCTCTTATCATTTTTATTAGCGTAGGTTTCGCAAGAAGTAACATGACTACTAATAGAATTAGCTTGTCCTTCCATTTTAACTTTCATACCAGCAACATCAGTCCCTATATTGTAGACAGTGTTGTGCATGAAAGTTAAACTCAAATGAACAGAGCCTATTAGAAAGGCGATCACCCAGTTCCATCTGTCCTTGATTAAAGCATTCTTTACCCTCTCAACCATGACACCCCTTAATCATCAACTAACACAATATCAAAACCAGCACTAACTGCTGCGCCAGTAACACCAACCGCTGTTACTTCCGTTGTCATTTTTATATCAGTCTTCTCAGGAAAAGGGCCTTCTGGTTCTGTGTAGAAGTGCTGGTATGGTATTGTACCGGCCCATGACATTCTATGCTTAAGATTAAAAACTTTACCGAAATTCCTTGTCTTTAATCGTATAATAATATTTGTATCTTTATTCCCGCCAGCACTACTTGCGTACCAATCTCTTATATACCCGGTCTTTCCTGCTGGTATAGTATAAATAGCCATTTCTGTTTGTTGTGCATCCGGGTGAATTACTGCTCTAAGTTTAGTTGGGTCATCTGGAACACCTGATGATGTAGATGAGTTCACAAAGCAAAACACATGTCCTGCTAAATCAGCAGAATTATCATTTTTCATTCTAAAAACTCTGATTAAAGGCACAGGGATTATTGCTGGTGTTTGTCCAGTCAGAGTGACTGTCTGAGTGATTAACTCCCAGTTTGTATCCAATCCCTGGATCTCTATATCCTGCGTATCCGCGTTATCTTCAGCAGATATCCGATCAATATCAGCAATAGTGCTAAAAGTATAAGTCATGGCTTCATAAGGTTCACCATCTTCAGCGCCATCCCACACATCAACTTCACCATCACCTTTATCAAAATCAAGAGCAGTCCCGAACTTATGTATAAAAGTCTTACCAGTTACTTTACCTTCGGCAATACTCAATCCAGAAGAATTATCACTGATAGCTAAATCTCCATCTTCAGTGACATTAACATTTTTGATGATTCCGTCCGGTGTCGATCCTTGTAATGTGGCAGAAGTTTCTTGAGCCTTTCTGATAGTTATGTTACTCAAACACACTTCAGAACCATTATTGAATTCAAGGACAACACCGTTGAAAGCTTTGGGTCCGAATTCAAGTAATGCACTATTGGGATCAAGGGATGTGAAATTCTTAGTGAATCTTACTGCTTCACCGGAGCCAAGAAGTTTTACAGTTACATCTGTACCAAAACCTTTAGATATATCATCGCAGCCTATGCCAATATCATGAGCATATATAGTCCTTTCAAACCATATTTTTATACTCTTTGGGTTATCGGAAGTCAGGTTTGTATTTACGGAAGTCAAGGAGTTAAAGTAGTCCAATACGGACCCAGTAAAATCACCATTATCCGATCTCTCAAGGTTTATATCTTTTACATAAGCACTATCGCTATCAGTGGCTAAAGGATATTGTACTGAGGTTCCGAAAGTATTAGTATAAGGCCCAGCAATCAGTGAGTTCTCTGTTACGGAAATTCTCCCAAGTTTAAGTGGATCTTCTTTCTGATTGCGGATATAAAGGCCATAAGTCGAATCAATTTTGACTACCCAAGGTTCGTTGATATAAAGGCAATGCCCTTTATCGTTTTCACTTGGGGTGCTCTCCGATATCATCATTTCTAATGGATAAGGAGTGACATTTTGCACTGTGTAACTAATACCAGGGGAAAGAGATAACTCTGTTGGTATATTTCTCCAGATTATGGCTATGTTGTCTATGTGTTGTGTAGTCATATTATAATGAAGTCAATGTTGAAGAGGTTGATTGACAATTAACTGATGTGGGATTTACATCTATAGAAGGTTCATCATCCACGGACTCATCTTCCCCGGTATTAACACGGATAAAACCCAAACTGAGGTTGTTCAGTCCTGTGTACCCAAAACCAGTACATACATCAGGTAGAGTGTTCAGATAATCATCCCAAGTTCCAGAATTATCACCTTGATAGAAACTCTCCTCAAGTGTATCATCAATCTTCCTGCTTTTAATACTACCAGAAGAAGTAACTTGGGACTTATTGTTTGTAGCAATGACTCTCAGACTTTTACACAAAACTTCTTCATAATACTGGTCATCATCTCCAACCACGGACACAACTCGGTCTATAAATTTATTGATCTGTGAGTCGGTGAAGATATTGTCTGAGCGGATGTACAATTTTACATCCTCTAATAGTTCTACCCTATCTATTGCAGCCATTTTAATTCCTTTTCATTATAAAGAGATGGGGGAGTATTTCATCCCCCATAAAAGAGGGAATTAAACTAACATTAGGTATTCTTAAGTGCTCTAATCAAATCAGGCTTTTTATTAAAAGCAAGTTTGTTTGATTCCTGAATAAGAGTAACGCCCTGACGATTATCATCAGTTCTCCAAGAATACCTCTGCATAGCTTCCTGTCCGAGATGTGGTTTTACAACAGCAGGGGCATAGGCCATCCCCATGAAATTAGTTACTCCTACAGGGAGCATATAAGCATCTGTATCAGCAATCAATTTAGTACCACTCACAATTTCAGCGCCATAATTAATGTAAATAAGTCCGTCCTGGTCACCTTTGAACCAATCGTACCTAAAAGTAGAAGAACCCCAATCAGAGGTATCCACTTCCATAGAAGCTAAATCTATACTTGATTTCAAGGGCCTACCAAGAGATTCATTTCTTTCAATATCAAGACGTTGTTCAAAGAAAGTATCACCGCAGATTACAATAATAGCTGTTGCGCCATCTCCATAACCCGCAAGAGTAGTCTGGAGTTCTTTTTTCTGCTCTCTCAACAGCGCAATATGATCCGCATTAGTGTCATCAAGTTCCATAGCAACTTTAGCTGGTCTTGCACCACCCATAATATCAGTGTAGAAGTTATACTGGGTAAAAGGACCTCCATCAATTCTATTCACATCGGATACAAGAAGATCTCTGAAGCAAAGTTCGTCGTGCAGCATCCAAGCAGTATCAAGCTTGTCAGCCATCTGAGCAGTAAGATAATCCTCATTCATCATTTCAGTAGAGCCAGGTATACGTTTATTGTACCAATCCATAGGCGCGACATTAGCTCTTGCACCAAAAGAAGGAACCTCAAAGTATTTAACTTTAGCAGTGTCTTTCGGCATATCTTTGCCGTACTCATCATATCTTTTACCAGAAGGCAGTTGAGCAGTATTAGTTATCTGGTCATAATAAAACATTTTGGTAAGAAGTGTTTCGGTATAGCCACCCAAGAGGGCTGTAAGTAGTTTAGGTTTTACAGGACCTTTCTGTGTAGATGCTGTGACATCTACATAGCTCCAAGGATTACCCTGCATGGTTGTCATAGCTTTCTGGACATCAGTATCATTTACTGCGCTTACATCAATATTCATTTATTTATTCCTTTCTATTATACAAAAGTAGGAGCAACAGTAGTTCCACTCTCAATAAGAGCAATCCCCTGTTTCTCAAGCTGTTTATAGAATTCACCCTGGTCAGCAGCTGCAGTAGATCCCCATTCGAAACCATCTTTTGCGAGGGCAGCGGGGCCTCTAAACATAACAGTCATATTGACTGCTGTGGAACTAAGTGTGGTATCTTCATAATTAAAACCAGCACCTTCAGCGGGGCCAATAACGACACAAATATGTGCGCCATCAGAAAGAGGAGAGTCTATACCATTTCCTGAGTAGGCTGCTCTGCACTGCCAAATAACAACATCATCTGTGATAAGGACACCGGGGATAGTGGGCCATACAGGTTCTGTAGTTGCGTGAGTTTTTGCATCACCAGAGATACCTGTACAAATATACTCATACCCATTCTGTGTGGTTGGTTTAACTACGTCACCGACAGCCGTTACCGTATCAGCAACCCAATCAGCGTTAGCTGCAAATTCAATAAAAGCAGCATCACTCTCGCTCCACATCAGAGGCAGACCAATATTATCTACATCACCACTCCCTTCCACAGGAACAGTTGCTTTACTATAATTCACACCGAACTGATCTTCGAATTTATTATAACCTTTTACAAGTTCAGAATATTTGTCTCTTGTAGTACCATTAGTTAAATCAGGCATGTTTATTCCTTTCTATTATTTAGAATTTCTGTAAGAGGTGATTTTCTCATTTACAGATTTTTCAATATTCTCATCAATTGCATCAGATCCTTTTTCCTTAGTGACCTGGTCCTCGATAGTGTCAGTTTCTTCTTTTTTGGTTGTGAATTCTTTCAAGAAAGCAAAAGCTTTGATAAGATCTCCTCTCTCCTCTTCCTCAATTTTAATCATGAACTTGGCGATAGAGGTCTTCATCTCTTCTTCAAATTCAAAATCAGTGATCATCTTTTCTACTTTCAGAGTCTCTTTCTCCACCTGCTCCTTCTCGACAAGTTTAAGAGCATCATTAAGTTTCTTCTGAAGGGCTTCTGTTTCTTTCTTCTGGTCATCAAGTTCTTTTTTCAGATCTTCATCCATAGTTTCTTCCTTTTCTTCCTCGATTGTTTTATCTAACTTACTATACTCACCAATTTTTTTAAGTATCTCGATCTGTTCTTCAGTTAACTCATTTTCTTTTGATTTAAGGATGTATGGGTCATTCATCTGGCTACAAGCCCCCGCACCGGAAGTCATAGCAACCGCTGCGATATCAACATCTTCAAGGTATGTTTTTACCTTTTTTACTTTATCTTTGCACTTAATCTCATCTAATTTGTTAGGCATCATCTTCTCCTACAACTCTTCTATTTCCAGCTTTTCCTTCGATACTTGGCCCTTTAATAATTCCTTGCTTTCTTAGTTCCCAGGCTTCTTTATTCTTCCATTGCAGGACACCGACAGGTTGAGACTTCAGCACTTCTTGCTCACCAACAAAACAAGAAGGCCAGGGATTGGAAAAACAATCCACCCACTCAGCGGATTCTGACTTAACTTTATGAAAGAGATTGAACTCCAACACCCCTTTTTCTATCTTCTCTTTCATCTGTTTTACCATCTTGAGGGATTCCTCTTCTGTCATACCTTCACCAACAGCGTCCGCTACATCAGGACTTGTGTACAAAGGTTCGTAAGAGATCATTTTTTCTTCGTTGAACTTTTCAATATAAAAATCACCGTTTTGTACTTTTGTGATATCTTTTATGGGGTCTTCCTTTTTGAACTTCTTAAAAACCCTCTCTATAATATCTTCAACCCAAGAAGAATCTTTTTCTTTATTGATATCACCATCTTCTTCGAAAATGGGATTTTTATCTTTAAGTTCCGTGTACTTCGTTTCTTTCTCCACTCTTTTTGGGTTATTCCCTAAAGATACAGTAACACCGTCAATGGAATAAGGGACTGAATAGGTTTGAGAGTACCACCTCTCTTTCCCGTCTTTGTACTCATAATACTCCACATCAAAATAAACCTTCGACGGGTCGAAATCCACATTCCAAAAACTCCCGTTCTCGAAGATGAACTTCTCTCTGATGGCACCACGAAGAAGCCCTTTCATATCCTCGAAGGTAGCTTTCTGTACAACCTCTTCTGAAATAATAGTTTTCTGTTCTTCCTTCTCTGTCATAATGGACTTCCTTACTTTCCTTTTAGTTGAGTGTTCCCACAAGAACTTCTTTCATTATTTATCAATAAAGATAGGCTCACCAGTCTCTGTATTTATTAATGTGATTTGGTTATTATCCTCTGATTCAAAAACCAATGTCTTAGACATATCTGTGTTTTCCATATTAGAAGTACTATTAGCGCCTCCTCCTCCTTGAGAATCTCCTGTTCCAGAAGTGCCTTTTCCATCGCCTGACCTGCTCTCACCTTTACTTGTGAAATCAAGATCATCAATACCATCAGTGGGCCAACCCATCTCCTCATAAACAACAGTCAGGGCTTCTGGTGTTAGTTTAAGAACAGAACCCACTCTCTGAACGACCTTACTTAATTCATCTTTATTGGATTCGGTAGGAGAAATAGGTTGGAATACAGGCATATCCTCGTAGTCAAGATACACTTTATTAATTCCAAGGAGTCTCGGTAGTAATTGATTATTAAGGACGTTAATTTTCTGAAGAATATTTCTCTCTACATAATACCCATGAGTACTTGTGGCATTTGAGGATAGATTATAACTCCCTACACTGTCTTGACCCAAAAGAAGAAAGCCAGTCCCAAAACAATTATAAATGCTTTTTCTCTTCTGATCTATAATGTCACTTGTCTGATACTGTTTTCCTTGGCCGTCTATACCTTTTAGTTCAAAGTCGTACATGTATTTCTTACTATCTTGATATGAATCAGAGGTAAGCATGATAAATGAGTTTCTACCAGCATGCAGGTCAGCAGTATCTTCTTGTAATGCCTGATACTCAGTAGCAGCATCCGGGTAATTCTGTGGGTCGTTAGCTTTAGAAATGAGTTCAGAAGGGACTCTCAGTACTACGATACCCCCAAGATCCTTACCAATCCCGATGCATTCATATTCCTCAATTAATCTTTTCTCCATCCAAGCAGTATAACAATGGTTTAGTGGGGAATCACCTTGAGGGTTATTATTAGTACTATTGTACTTAAAGTGCAGGATCTCTTTCAAGGGCATGTATGGATAGTCGCACTCATAAACTTTACCATTGCTTAAAAGAGTAAGACCGTCTTTATAACCCACATTCTTGAACTGTCTGGATTGTGTTATTCTTGGCTTTTGAACAACACCCATTAGTTCCGTTTGATCTTTATTCCAAACCCACCCATAAATGCTTTTCTGATCCCTCGGTGATAGTTTTCTTAAGCACCAGGAGCCTTTATATGGACCATATTTCCTTTTCTCGTACACTGGGTACTGAATACTAAAACCGTCTTTTAAATCAGTGGCAGCGTCTTGTAGGAACTCAAGATACGTACCATAACTGAGGTTCCTGAGATTATAATTACCGAAGTCAGCGGCTATTTTACTTGCTTCACTATTAGAAGGTCCAGGAACATATTTTCCTCCGTACAAGGCAGTTATTACTAAAAGATTAGTGATATCAACTGAATTATATACGCAATCATCTACGTACATATTATCATATGTACACCACCTCGTTGGTATCTTGAGATCAGTTTTCCTTTGATCGTCGATGAACCTATTAGATGACACAACATGCGGTTGCCCTACTTCCCTTCTTAGGTTAGTTAATGGCGCAACGCCCCTATAAGATTCAGATTTATGGATATCATTGTCAGTGAGAATAATATCCCGAGAAACACCCCTCTCTTCAAATTTCTTAAGTGAATCCGCAAGTTCTTTATTATATGAAGTCATTCGTAGTGTTCCTCAAGTTTAATTATTCAGAAAGATTCTCTTTGATGAATTTTTTTACCTGTCTCCAGTGAGTAATGTCCTCTGGAATTTCTATATTATTTGATGCAGCGAAAGATTTCATTTCATCTAATGTCTTAAGATCCTCGAAATTAAGTGTCTTAATTTCTTTCTCCACAGAAATTTCCTTCTCTGGAGTTTTGGTTTCTTTAATGAACTTGAGATTCAACAGTTGAGGAATTTTCGGACATTCTCTTGGTGAGAATTCTTCCTTAATTTTGTAGCCTTCCTCGTAAAGCTTGTTGAGAATCTTACAAAGTTTTGTGACATCTTTCATCTTCAGAGATTTAAAATTGATGGTTTTATAATTCTCGTTTGTACTCTCTTGAGTACCTTCAAATATTTTAAACAATACTGCCCCCTTGATTATTGATTTCTCTTTTCTATAATGTTTCTTGATATTGTATCTGATTGTATCTGGTTACGACAAACTATTGGGATGTGTTGTGATTGGGATGCTACAGCAAAGGTTGATGCTGTGCTATCAGGAATATCGTCTTTGTAAGTACGACTACTCCGTAAACCTGTGAATCTTTCATGACATTTATAAAAATCTTCAAGAGTGTCTGGGTGGAAAGAACTTTCTACAATCCCCACAGTACCGTTTTCACAAGCAGAACTAAATGCACTATATTTAGTTAATTTACTTGAGGATACAATTGCTGGATCTTTTTTAACTATGAACCCGTGACTATTAAAAAATTTAACACTTTCCTCAAACTCGAACTTACCGTTCGGATCTTGCGCTAAGACCACGGTACAATCAGGTCCGTCCCATTGTGCCTGTCTTAACATAATCTGATTCCTTCTTCCTGGAAGCTCTCTAAACCTACCGTACACCCCATCATCTTTATCTTTGTTATCTTCATGATGGTCCCCTATAATCACTATATCACCTTCTGCTGTCTTAACCATCCCGGTACATGCAGTAAAGTCGGGATATTTATTAGCAGAGTCTTTTGAAACAGGGGTATTCGCCTTGTCCCATCCACGGAACTTACTACCAAGAGGGATCTTATCCCATTTCTGTAACCATTCTCTTTTGAAATAGGAAGCACTTTCCGGTTTGACATTCCAGCATCCATCAAGAAGTACTTTTCTTTCAAGTTCACCAAGACCTTTCAATGCACTTAGGTAGCGAGGGTTGTTTTTCAATAAAATAGGGTTTTGATATACGTTTGAGGCAATAAATGAAAAGCTCATTGGAGGGATAATGTCCCCATCCAACCCTTCAGCCATTAGAGGATATCTTTCTATAAGTTCCTCTGATGTGTCACCAAAAACCGGGACATCATTTATTACATAGAAATACCTTTCAATACCTAACTTATCTTCTATAGGAAACCCCTCGTCATCTACATAAAAGTCCACCATTTTTCTGAGCATGTGATCGTATGACGGGTTACAACTTATGACCATTCTTGATTTATACTTAGAGTCTGATCTCATTCTTGAAAACAAATATGAGATCATTTCCCATTCAAGCTGGGTCCCCTCATCTACCAAAAAAGTTGTCATCTGTGAACCTTGATAGTTGTCGAGATCCTTTATATGTTGACAATGTGAGTATTCTATTACCGGTCCATGCCCCCACACAACTAACTTTTGATCACCTTGTTTCCATTTTGGATTGTAGTTTACACCATTATGCATACCAAGCTGACTAAATACTTTTTTACCTGTGTCCCACAAGTTACCAGGCTTCATTAACTGAGGAGTAGTTCTACGAATGAAAGTTGCCCGGTAGTTAGGTCAGTCCAAATAATTAGCTGCTATAAGGTGTAGTAGATAACTCTTGCCAGATCCGGCTCCACCACCCATTAGAAGCACGTCAGAATTATTCTTTAAAATTTGTGCTTGTCGTTCCGAACAAGGACCTAATGACATATTCACCTCACTATCCTGAAAGACTTATATTCTTTGATATATTCATACTCACTTCTGCACAAGGCCCTTAAAGCTCTATCAGAAATACCAAAAATTCCCACCATCCTAACAAAAGATTTTTCTGGTGGGGATAGATCTTAGATCGAATCGTAACGACCTCCTCCTTCGTTCACTTTCCCCGCTCTCTTATATAATAAGGTATTAAATGAAAGAGAGACAGGAAAATCTTTTTAACTAAACATGTACTCGCCATCACCTATAGCATAAGTACTATAACAGTCATGAATTACTCTTGACTGAGCATAATTAAAAGTAAAACCATCATATTTGCCATCATTGAAGATTACACCACAATATCTGCACCCCATAATACTATCCGGGAGATCTCTTTCAGAAACAACATAAATATTTACTTCATCAACTTCTTCTTTGTTGTGGCATTTGAAAAAATACTCAGGATTAACCATACTCTCTATACTTTCTTTTGATACGTCTGAATATTTCTCACAGACAACAAGAAAATCTCTGCAAGTTTTAGGATTTTTACAATTCTTATATGAAAACTTCATTAACTAACCTTCAGCAGCTTCATCGTCAGGTACGTACTCAAGGGTAATCAAGTTATTACCATCTTCTTTCTTAGTGCCTTTAATTTCCTTGTTCTTAGTAGAAGGCTCAACAATATAATCCTTCGGAAGTTTATCCTTAAGTTCTTTATATAGCCTATTCCGTTCTTCAAGTACCTTCTTAGCAGCACCAAACGAAAGATTCATATTCTCACTTGGATTATCAATATGATAAAAAAGAATATCCATAGCTTTCGGAGAATACTTCAGGATCTTCTCTATGTAATTAGGTTCCGAGTCCTGTACTTTCTTAGCTGCTTTGTATCCGGGGGTCTGTGAACCTTTAGCTCTTGCCATACATTCTCCTTGTCTATTCACCAAGATTTAATTTTATTGCGCCACCAAGGTCTATTAGTTTTCCAATTGAGATTTGTTTTGTCGGGGAAGATTGAGGTATCTCACCGACAGAAAATTCATATGCCCCTATTGTCATTGGAATAGATCTCTCTGCCCCTACAAAGTCTATGTCGACTACACTTGTTAGATCAACACCGGGATTGATTGAGGGGTTAAGTGGTGAATTTGTTTGTAAGGTGAAATCAGATCCATTAAGAGTAAAAAGAGGATCACCATCATACGAATTTACGTCTGCGTCTGTTGCGGCCCCGTCACTGTTGTCAGCAAAAGAACCGATCCCGTAATAACAATTGTTTGATAGAGTGAAGTCGTCCAGTGTACCAGATGTCCCAACATAATAATTAGCATCAGTAGAAGAGTAGATAATGTTGTTTCTAAAACTTGCATTAGGCTGATAATTACCCCCCGGAACAGATATAGAGTATGCACTGAAAGTTTCCCCTGTGAAATACCCAGTATTATAAAAAGTATTGTTGTACCACTCCACTGTACCAGAGCACTGGTAGGCAGCTATGCCAGAACTGGACGGGAATGTAGGCCCGATTATTATGTTGTTGTACACATAAGCGGTTGATCCAGACCTCATCTCGAAAAACCCAATACCTCTCGATGGATGATTGGACATATCTATTACATTATCGTGTATATGTAGATTTTCCACAGGGAGCCAAAAATCCACCCCATTTGAACCCTCAACGTTTGTTGAGAACATAGGTCCTTCTTCGAAGCTGTTGTCATATACGTAGTTCCACCCGGCAGCCACATTTTTTGCGCATCCGAAATAAATTGCATGGTCTTGTTTATCTGCGACAGTTGCTCCGGTTATAATGTTCCCGTATAACTGTACCCCATTAATTTGGTCAGGTACCGAAGTTGTTTTCCAACCACAAGAAAAGTGCCCGGTTCCTGAATTGTGGACTGTACCTGCAATGCACAAATTCCCCGTAAAACGAAACCCTGTCCATGTCCTTGATATTATAGTATTGGCCTCTAACCTCATTTTCGAAACTGTAAAATATTTCCAGGAAAAATATGGGTATGCCCGGAAACATGCCATGAAATACCCTGCATCGTCTTTATCATCTCCATATGTCGCTTCGAGGCTTGCCACTTCGTTCGGATATGATGAAAATGCATTAGGGGCAGCAGCAGTGCCGGCCATTGCACTGCCAGAATAAAACAGGGCTTTATCGGAATCTTTTATATTTGCATATTCAGTATTAGCATATACACCTTCACGGAAATAACAAGTTGCACCGTCTTCATCCGATATTTCAGATACTAAACTTGCAGGAGATTGCCATGGGTCTGTATATGTCCCAGTACCAGCACCAACCGCAGAACCATCAACGAAATAAATATTCCCAGTCCTGATTGTAAACGGTAGAATGTTTGATGTCTCCCCATCAACAGTGACTGTGATACCACTTGAACCACTTGCCGTTGATGGGATTTGAAAACACACCCATTGCATTTTATGGGAGTCATATAAATTACTATATGTTTCTCCTGTTTTATCTATACTTGTACAATTCCCCCATGTGTAAATGATAGGTGATGTCACTCCACTTATTGTAATGGTAGATGTTCCCTGAGATGCTCCGAGGCCATATCCCCATACAGTTACAAAAGCTCCATTGACCCCAGCAGGTTGGCCCATATCGGTTGCGCCGTTTCCGGTAGCTGGACCTGACGTGAGATCAGAAAACAATAAACGTGGAGCAGAGTACACATTAGAACTAAGACTTAAAAATAATACAATAAACAACATTCTCATTATTGACATTTAAAGCTCTCCCATTTCGTGATCCTGTCTGTTGAAGATGTCGCCTTAGTCTTGTCCTCTCTCCAAATAGCGTAAATATTAGTTGGAGTGCCTCCAGTTGCAGAATAACCTAAAGTCAAATAGTTGCTTGAGTCATACGCTGGGGAACCGCCATTGTCAACCCATATAACTATCGCATATTGTGTTGACCCAACAAGATTCACTACTGAAGGAAAATCAAATATCAACGGGGTTGTAGCATCCCATAAATTATTACCTGTCAAGCCAGTTGAAGATCCTAATGATGTTATTAACGTAGTACCAGATAAAGCATACACTGTTGCCTTATATGTCTTAGCCGAAACATCACCGGTCACACTTTTAGGATAAAATTTATATTGGCAAAGATCAATATTATCCGTTGGGGTATAAAAAATACCACCATACGCCTCTGCGGATGATCTGTTCATTGTATCCCCGGAGGTCCCCCCCGTACTGGATTCATAGACTGTCACTTCACATGTACAGGACACCGAAGGAGTTATTCCACTGCCAATTAAACTTATACCAAAACATTGGGTATAAATTAAACAACAAACAAGTATTTGATATATAATTTGCTTCATTACGGCCTCCTGAAAGATAATGTAACAGAAAGACCTTTTGCAGCAGTAGTTGAAATAGCATCAACATCTATGAATATTCTATCTGCTGTAGCTAAATCATCATTCGCAGTATTAATTACATAAGCCGTAGCAGCAGTAGTTGTATCTCGCTCACCGGAATCAATAGTGGCTTTAGTGGACAGCATATCTACAGCAGTCGCACCTCTAACCCTACGAATCTGTATATCAGTTGTTCCTGTAGTGCCAGCAGTTTCTACACTTACAATGACACTGACTAAATTCATTGGATAACTTCCAGCCATTGATGCAGGAACAACAAAAAATTGCTTGCCGTCTCCTACAGCAGTATCAACATCGGAATCATAAATAGTCCAAGCAACTTCTTTTGTGAATGCATTTGACCCTACAAGAGCATCAGGATTAATTGCTTTTGTTGTCTCTGTTCCGGTATTGATTTCTGCACTTGTGGCATAGGTAACACCAGCAGCACTAAAATCATCAAATTTCTGTGCAACTTCTTGAACAGTGTCATCAGAAGTTGTGAGATTCCCATCAAACCCACTTGCATCAAGAGTAACAGCAACAGAGGGATTACCAGATACACCATCACCATTTGTCATTGTTATACTATCACCACCAACAAAAGTTCTTGCAGAAGCAGTGCCAACCCCTGTCCTGGTAAGAAAACCATTAGTTGAGATTTCAACTACCGCATCAGGAATATTCAAAGCGTACCAAGTATCCGTTTGGTAAATAAAATAAATAATCGCTCCGGCAGTCATAGTCCAATCAGTTGATCTATTATAAGCAACAATCCCGCTACTTGTTAGATCAATTGTTCCTGCATGACCACAATAAACAATCAACTGTTGTCCATCAGTAGGCGTCCCATCAAAGTCCGTAATAGTTGTAGTATCGGCTGTTTTCCAATGCATTGCGGTAGAGACATCCGGTGTTGCATCAGCAGCAGTAAAAGCTGTCCATGATTGAACCAACTTCGTAACATCACCGGAAGAAATATCAAGGACACTTGTAATATCTCCTCCTCCAGCCGGTGTTGTCCATTTAACCCCAAGAGCTTCTGCACTATCTGCTGTTAATACTGTCCCGTTAGCACCAACAGGGATTCTTGCATCATCGGTATTATAACCCCAGACATCGCCTTTAGTGGTTAAGGGGCTACTAACACTTCCTCCGGGTAAGTTACCAATTTGTACTTTCTTTTTTGCATTAGCAGCTTCGGAATCCTCAATAATAATCAGATCAGCACTAACAGGGGATGCTTTCTCAGTGATTGCAGTAATCTCTCCTGCTGTATTGTCATGAATAGCTGTACTATCAGCACCATCATCCACAGTAGGGTTGGGGTAAGTTCCTCCTAAATCTCCACCAGCAGTTCCACTCGGAGGTCTTGAATCAGAAGAATCATCAAGGGTAGCATCAGTAATCTTGGAATTTATCTCTGAGAGAGTCCCTGTGCCAAGATTACCAATATCCGTTGAATGAGGGTTAGCTGTATCGGAGGTATGGGTTGTTAGATCACTCGCAGCAGCAGCACCTAAGTTGGATCTTGCAGCAGCGGATGTTTGACCATTAGTTCCACCTTTGTCCACATCAATAGCACCGTTAGCGTCTACGTCTAATTCAACAACAGCAAACGAAGGAGTTGATAATAAGAACACCAACATCATACTCATAATTATATTTCTTACCATACTACATCCTCCCCACCGAATGTTACGTCATCTCCTTGAAAAGTAACAGTGTCACCATCAACTGTAGTAACGGAGCCATTTAAATCAGAAGTTAATTCTTGGTCCAATTTGAAAGTTATGACTTGTACAATCTCTCCGCTCTCACTCATTATACTACACCTGCTGAGAGAGATGTACCTGCTCCAGCACCCGTAACAGAGAATCTAACCATCATTCCATAGTTGGACCAAAAATTACCACCACCGTCCGCTGTAAAGGTTGTGTTAACACCAGCAGTTATCCAGGTTGTGCCTCCATCCGGGCTAAATTCTAAAGTGGTAGTAGCACCATACCAAGTACCGTAAACAACCACAGTAATGTACTTGCCAAATAACAAAGAATTAGCAAGTACTAATGTCTCTTGATTACCAGTAGTATTTGTTGTCTGGTCTTCTAAAAGAAGCTTCATAGTATCCCCTTAAGTAGTTTACACAAAATCTTCAACAAAACCCTCAAGCAATCTATAATCATCTTCATTTAGTTCAACATCAAAAATCTCCTCAAGGCATCTTAGACATAAACTGTCATGGATATCCTCATCGATTATTGAATCACATGCTTTGCATCTACAGGGAGTGAAGTTTTTGTAATCTTTATATTTCATTTTTGTAACTCTATATTTTTGTCCTTAAATTTATGGAGATTTGCAACTCTTAAGATTACTGAGTGTACAATTCCTGTCTGAGTGGCCGTACTTTATATGGCACCCGTCATCTCCAGAACAAAGGACAACCAAATTATCTATATCATAAGCCTCGACAGGATCAGTCTTAAAAGGTTTGATATGGTGAACCTGTAACCTTTCAGTAGTTCCGCAAATCTCACACTTATAATCAGCCATCTCTAAAGCTATCTCTCTTGCTTGTTTGGAATACTCATAATCTCTCTTACTAAGAGTACCAAACAAAGGACATGCACTTTTGCAGTTGTCCGAGCAATACAAATGTCTTTGGCCATAATCCAAATTATTCAGATAAGCAATTCTTTGTGTGAGTTGCGGTTTCGTTGGATAAAAATGCTTATTACAGTACTTACACTTAACAAGAAGAATCCCATTCTTGCCTTTAATTGGATCATCATCTACGGTTAGTTGTTTAGCGTACCTATTAAATAGGAGCGTTTTACCCTCTAGTAGCCTCTCCTGAGCTAAGTCATAATCTATATCCGACAGAACATCTTCACCATAATTATGATGGTTTAAGCCATAGTCATCAAGGAACTGGACTGAGGGTAAATTCACATCATCCAGGCCATATTCCTCTAATTGCTCTTGTGTTAAAAATGAGTAATCAACTTCCATATCTCTCCTATTTTTAAAAAAGCAGTATGCAATCAATTATCTTGAGTAAAAGTTACAAAATTGTTACTTTTACTATTTTTATAGATACCAAATTTTAAGAAATAGGAGTATCTTCCATATTTCATGTTCTCCTCTGTCCTTAATGAAATTGGTATCTCATTCACTGGGGTTTCTACTATATCGCTATCTAACCACCCTGCCTTTATTCTGTAGTACACAGTACAAGCTTTTAAATTAAATTTCTCGCACACCATTCTCACAGTGTACTCTTTGTTCTTATAAAAGAGCGTCTTAACATTAGTTTTGATCTCATTGGATTTTACTTTGTATGTTTTTTTCTTACTCCAAGTGCAATTTCTCTTACTAAAGTCACTGTTTTTGTCTTTTCTTTTCAGCCTGTATTTTTTTGATGGCTTCTCCCCAAGATCTTTTAAGAAATTCCAAAACCCATCCCACCCTCTCCACCGGTCACAGACACCTACCCCCTTTCTTTCACACGATGTAGAGATATTATCCGAAGGATAGCACCTATAAATCATCGCCCTCCAATGTGCGTACTCGGGGTAATCTTGTTTTCTTTTTTTATTCATGCAAACAGTATACCACAATATATAAATAAAATCAATAATTATTTTAATTTTTCTATTGACTATAATAATAATACGTAGTATAAATGCTGTCTTCTTTCAAAGAAGAAGTTTTATTTATCTTTTGTAATAAAGTTCTTGACAAGTAGTATTTTTTAGTGTAGAGTAGTAGTAATAAGGGGAGTTGTCCTCTTGATCCAACAACAAACTATTTTTTATTATTATCCTCCTTGGACCGGGGGTTCGGGTTCTGTTGGTTGCGGATGTCCCGAGATTAAACAGTAATTATGTCACAACTTCCTTTTAATTTGGCCTAAGTTCTCAAGGTTAAGAATCAGGCCAGGCAGTACATGCATAGGAAACTATGTATGATGGGTTTGGTGGTACCCTCCAAAAAGCACTGGGACGGAGGATGGAGTATTCCGGGGAAATAACTCTTACTGATAAAGATAATAATAACACCACAGCCAACATGAACAAGCAAGTTCTCGTACAGCACACTTTAGGGGGTGACACTACGGTCATAGATGAGTTGCGTCCAAAGAAAAACCTTGACACAACCAAAGACATGATATATTATTACTACAAATCAACATAATAGGAGAACACATGAAACTCATCTACTTAGCAAGCATCTACTCAGTGGATAAAGAAGATGGAACAGCACCAACTCTTGCTGAAATGAAAGCAAGAACAAGAAAAGTTACAGAGAAAGCAGCGGAGATTATGCAACAAGGTTATAACGTATTCTCTCCTTTAACACACAGTTGCCCAATTGCTGATTTCATTTCAGAAGAAAATAGAGTTAGTCATGATTTTTGGTTGAGATTGGACTTTGATATTATTAAAAGATGTGATGAACTGTGGGTGTACATGCTCCCTGGTTGGGATAGGAGTTATGGTATTGCAAAGGAAATTGAGTTCGCTGAAGAGAATGGTATCCCTGTTAAGTTTATTAAACAGGATACATCTAAGTACGAAGATGGCTGTGGATGTCATCTTGAATATGATGAAGCAGATGGACCACATTTGGATTGCTGTATTGATTCAGGGTTATTTTGTACAATGCACTTAGACGAAGGTATCGCAAACAAAGAAGATTGTGAATATTGGATGGAAGTTAAATAATGAATATCCAACAACAGAAAGAGACATTCACAGATAGATTGCTATTAGTTGGAGCATCCATTGGGTTCATGTGCCTGTTTGCAGTCTTTGTGGCAATTATGATCTGTGTCATATCCCCAGTGGTGGTTGTGCATTGGTTCTTTAAATGGTTATTTACTGGAGGTGAATAATGTACCTACTGCAATACAGCATAGATTACGATTCATATGATTCCTGGGAAAGAGATATTCCTCAGCCTGAGTATTGCGAAGGGGAGAGTATTGTCATTTTTGGTAAAACTAAAGAAGAACTTATAGAAAAAATCTACAAAGATACCTATACATACTCGGATAATGAAGTTCTTCAGAATGAATTACATTATATTAATCACAAAGAATACAAATTAAATGAGCCATATCTTACAATACATGGGTGTTGGGAAATCAAAGATACAATTGCTTTTAAATTAAAGGATACAATAGAATTCAAAGAATTTGTTAAACAAGAAACAAAAAGGTTGCAGGACCAGGAAAAATGTGATAGACAAAGAAGAAAGATCGAAACAAAAGAGAAAGAATTAGCTGAACTTAAAAGGCTTAAGGAGAAGTATGAAAACACATAAAGAATATCTAAAAGCATTAATGCACACAATCTCTCAATCTACTCCTTTGATGGACAGACCTCCGCATTATAATCTTACACATAAGTCACAGAGATTATTGGCTGAGATTGATGCTTGGTTGTTTAAGGAATACCAGGAGGAGTATGATGAAAATGGGTTGAAGTTTTGTCCAATGTGTGGTGGGTCGGCTGATGTGTGGGGTGGTAATAAGAAGTGGTGTGTGGTTTGTAACAGCTGTGATTTAAGATTTGGGTTTGATATGGTATGGGAACAAATCCAATACTCATTTAAGACGAAGAAAGAAGCAATTGAAGCTTGGAACAAGAGAGTCTAATTTACAATACAAAATAGCCTATTTAAGAGCCATTTAGTATTAACTGGTACATTAGTATACCCAACGGACTATATCACTCTTAGATATAGTAAAAGTACTGTAGGAATTGATAAGGATTGAATATTATGAGCGTTGCTGGGGTTAATACGATAAAACCAACATTATCAAGTTCTCATGATTATATGGATTATTTCTTTGAACAAGCTGAACTTGAGCTTAACAAAAAGAAATCTTTCCAAGTAACTTGGACTGAGGAAGAATATAAAAGCCTTGAGCGTTACAGGGGAGGTGAAAAACAAGTTGTCGTAACAAAAGGCCCGAGAAGAGGTGCTAAAAGAAATTTATAGGAGGACAATTATGAGCGGAACATGGAAAGACAGGAAGAGATGGTTCGAGAAAGAATTCAATCTGCTTTTTAATCATTTGGACTTACCAGCCCCTTCTGGATTTAAGAAAGCTCAGAGAAAAAGACGGAGGAATCAAATCAAGCAGAAAATGAGAGAGGGGAATTATGATTGTCTTCCGAAGTACAGGAAAGAAGATTCTTGGCTTTATTGATAGTCAACTGTATAATATATATTGTTTCCTGTTTCAGGGAACTAAGAAAGTGAGGGAGCTGTGGTACAAACCGTTTCTATTGGTACAGAAGTAATAGTCTATGACAGATATCTTTTTGCCGTACCTGTGAAGGGTCAAATCATAGACATATCAGAGAAGGATGGGGCATACGCTGTTAAGTTTTTTAAAAATAACCCAGGCGGCACCAATGTAACGAAGCATAACGGTAAATTTTTTCATCACGAACAATGTCGTATGCTGGATGAGGTAGTTGACACTGTTCGTCCAGACCCTCAAAAAACCAAAGGTCCCGTTGTTAATGTCCGGTGGAATGATGGATACCTTGAAACCTTTGATTGCTCTGAGGTCCGGTTTGGGTCTGACTTGCTTTGGATGCGGCTCAAAAATGGCAGTAACCGGCACATTCCTTTAAGACAGGTTAGGTGGTTCTCGACTACGCCTGAAAGCCACGAAAAACAGGCATAGTTAGGCCCGGGCAACTGAACATTAAATAGAATATTAAATAGAAAAGGAGAGTACAGTGTTCACTGTCCTATTAGCACTTATAGAGGCAAAGTACAGAGGTAGTTTTGTTGCTGTATATTTTGCAACACTATTTGCTGACTATTTTATGTGGGAAACTATATTGAAAATATTTACATGCAAGAAAGGAGAATAATATGAAAAAATGCCCGAGATGTAAATCAACATGGCTCCAAGAATGGAAAGAAGATCCCACTGGGAAGATTAAATGCAATAATTGTAATTATTTTGTGGAGCATAAACAAAAATTTAATCCTTTTTTAGTAGAAGATTCAAGAACTGATCTTGAGAGGTTTGTGGATTTGTATAGGAGTTTCGGTATTGAGTGTAAAGTTAATGAGGAAGATGAATACATGGAAATTGAATTAGTCCAAGAATTTGATTATGATAGATTTGATAAAGAGACAAGATCAGACAAGTTTTGTGGGTACCCTGGGTTTTACTCAGTAATTTATTTCGATCTGAGCGGAAACTTTATTAAACAGGAGTTCGGTGAATAATAATCATTGACATTATATTTATTTGTGGTATAATGTGTTTAGAAATTAAGGTCAAGTGGCTGAATTGGTAAGGCACAGCGTAGGTGGTCCAGGTGAATAGGAATCGAAAACCGTTAAGACTAATCTTTATATTTAACCGGGATTTATAAAGATTGCTGGTACAGTATACATGTTAGAGGTTCAATTCCTCTCTTGACCCATCAAATATAAACTTTAGGAGCAACATGGAAGAAATCGAGAGAGCAGTAAAAATGTTGAGGATTGCAGCGGAATACATTGAGGATTATTGGCCAGATGCAAAGTACTGTTATGATGACTCTGTTTGTGATGGTTATTGTATAGCAGAAGATTGCAGGAGTATAGCAGATGCTATTGAAAATATTAAGGAGGTAAAATAATTTGTTGAAATGTCCAGTATGCAGTGGAGAATGGGGGAAGTGCGGCGCTGAGTATAGACGCAAGAATAGTAATAAGGTGGATTATTATTGTTTTCAGTGCATGAGTAAAAGAAAACCAGTTAATATTTTATACGAAAATGAAAAGGGCAGAATCACGGAGTACAATATTGAAGATGACAAAGCGCCTGATTGGTTTACAATAGATCAAGATCTAAAAGAATTCTCCAATACATCAAAAGTACCATTGAAAATTCATCCTACTAATATCCTCTTAATCGGGGATTTACATTTGCCATTTACTTTAAAAAATTATCTGGATTTTTGTACGGAAATTTATGATAAATATAATTGTGACCATGTAATCTTCATGGGGGACTTGATTGATAACCACTTCTCATCATTCCATGCAACTGATCCTGATGGTTTGAGTGCTGGAGATGAACTTGATTTTGCTATTAAAGAACTCCAGAAGTGGAGTAAAGCGTTCCCCGAGGCCGATGTATGTCACGGGAATCATGATTTGATTTTGCTTCGTAAGGCTTATAAAGAGGGCGTTTCAAAAAGGTGGATTAAAGACTTTGCTGAGGTACTTGGTGTCAATTGGAACTTCCAACCAAGTTTTGAATACAATGGGTGTCTTTTCAGACACGGAATGAATATGGCCGCAAGTGTAAAATCAGGTAGTGAGATGATGAATGTTTGCCAGGGGCATTTTCATACAAAAGCAAGCATTGATTGGCATGTAGGACGAGGAAAGAAAGTCTTCGGGATGCAAGTCCCTGTCGGTGTTGATAGAGAAAGTTATGCAATGGCGTATGCTAAAGAATTCCCCAAACAAGCAATTGGATGCGCTGTGCTGTTAGAGAATGGGCGTTTACCGGTTATTGAGATGATGGAGTTATAATATGAGTATTTATACATATGAATGTTTAACATGTGGAGTAGAATTCGATAGTATCGAGAAAATAGGAACTAATTTTACATACTGCAAATTATGTGGGAAGATATCTAAAAGAATTGGTATTGAGTTGTGTTCACCGGCAAAGCTGATTGCTGGATGCGGTGGTTTCGAGAAACCTTCTCATGGTACTCGACGAAGGGAATAATATGAACAATGATGTCTATAATTCGGATATTGAAATAGATCACTACGAAGAAGATCCTCCTGAGTGCGAAGTATGCGGGTATATAGGGGAATTCTTGGAAGAATACCTTGATATATGGGATATGTGGTGCTATGTTTGTACTGAATGCGGTAATTATATAGAGAAGGAGTTCGAACAAGAAGATGAAGTATAACATTGAAATTTTAAACGAGTCAGGATACGAACAGGCCATGCTTGGCTTGAGTCTATCGTACAACCGACCAGTACATGAAATGGGGAATGTAGCAAGGAAGATTTATAAGAATGGTTCTCATGGTAAATTTCTTGAAAGTATCTGTCTGTGGTTGGATATCACTGCAAGCAGAGATTGGTGGGTACAGGCAGATACATACCGAATTGGAGTTACTAAGCAATCAGGTAGCACAATGCATACATTGCTCAAGAGACAATTAACACAAGATGATTTTGAAGGACCTATATTCCAATCAACACTTGAAGCATTAAATTTCAAAATTAAAGCTTATAATTGGGTCAAGAACGGAAACAAAGGTGATAAATATGAGGGTGATTTAGGTACTCTATTTACTCAGATAAAAAAGAACCTCCCGGAAGGATTTCTCCAGAGACGTATTGTCTGCACAAACTATAAAACAATTAGACATATTATCGGACAAAGAAAGAACCATAAGTTGAATGAATGGGTGGTGTTTTGCGCTTATCTTAAAGAGAATGCAAAATATAAGGAATTCCTTGAATAATGGATTTCTTAATTGGTTACATCTTCGGAGGACTTTGTTGTTGGGCTGTACTTACTTGGCATTATAACAGGGATTTTTATTTTAAGGATTATATAAAAAGAAAGGTGAATAAACTGAAATGATTAAGGTTATAAATGAAACAGGAGCAACTAATGATACTCGTATACTAAACTCAAAAGGAGAGGATATTACAGGGGACTTGTGTATCTCAAAACTTCATATTGAATTTCCATTCAACGAAGGAGTAAAAGTAGTGCTTAAGTGTATTCCGTCTGAAATTAACTTGTGCGGGGATCTCTTAAGTACTTTGGAAAGGGATAAAAATGAGTAAAGCAGAACAAGCTTGTATTGATATTTACAGTGATTATGTATACGAAGAAGCTATTATACAGAATAATTCTGTTTATAGAGCGTGGAAGATAGGTGAGGGATTATCTACTAAACCAAACAAATGTCTTGACAAAGATTGTGGATGGTGCTATAAATTTCAGACAAAGTATCAGAGTGGTTGTGTTGGAGAAGTTAATTTTATTATATAGGAGAGGTTATGAAGGAAGTAACTCATGAAATAGTAGACCTATTAGCTGAATCTGGAGTTGGAACTGATGATTGGGGTCTTGAATGTGACCACTTTTACAGAACTACTAATGGATATTTAGAAGCAGTTTATTGGATGGATTTCTGCTTACTACATGGAGACTCTGATCGAGGATGGGATGACGAGGAAGATGATTATCTCAGAAACGAGAAAGAACAGATCATCTATGAATTCAAGAATATAAAAACAAGAATTGATAATATTTTGAAGGTATTGGAGGAATAAATTGACTGAGGTTATTACAAAGGAGTTGTTGGAGACGAGTATTGCAGAGCATGAAGATTTCGTGGCCATGGTCACAAAGAATAAATATGGGCATGAAGATATCAAAGATGTAATTGAAGGAGTTATTGATTGTTGTAACATCACGGACAAGGATCAGAAAGAACTTCTAAGAAGTGGTAAGTTCATTCCCGCTGGGAGTATTCTGAGTGCCTGTAATTCAGGCGCAACCAGCAGCTTTAGTAACTGCTATTATGTTCCTATCAGGCATGACAGTATTGAAGGGATATATGAAGCACATAAACAGATTGCGAGAACCTTCTCTTATAGAGGAGGCGTTGGTACAGATATATCCATTCTAAGACCAAAAGGACATTCCGTAGAGAATGCAGCAAGAACTTCATCCGGCGCTGTTAGTTTTATGCCAAGTTTTTCTGAGTTAACTAAAACAATCTGCCAGTTTGGTAGACGTGGAGCATTGCTGATCTCTCTTGATTGTCGGCACCCAGATACACTTGATTTTATTTGGAGTAAAGCAAAGCCAGAGAAAGTTTTTGAAGAAGATGTTTTTACAAAAGAACTGCCGGCCATTAATAATGCTAATATAACATTAAAACTTACTGACTCATTTATGACTGCTGTAGAGAATGATGAGGACTGGACGTTTTGTTTTCCTGATATAGAGGCTGATAAAGAATTATATAACTCTTGCTGGGATGGTGATTATGATGAGTGGTTTGAAATAGGAGGTAAATTTAAAGAGTATAAAACTATCAAAGCAAGAGATGTTTTGAGTCAATTGTCGGAGGCAGCTTGGATTTGTGGAGATCCAGGAACTTCATACATCACAACAGTACAGAAAAATACTTTTGGGACTTATATTGATAAATCTTTGAAGCCGTTTGGATACAATGCATGTTCTGAACAACCCATGGCTGGAGATTCAAACTGCCTGCTTGGCGCGTTTGTGCTCCCTTTTTATCTTTTGCATGGGAGACTTGATATTGTTTCCTTAGAAGAGGACGCAGAAGTAGCTACACGCTTGATGAACTTGTTTTCTGATATGAATGAGGACTTGCACCCATTAGCTGAGCAAAGATCAGTGGATAAATTTGGTAAAAGGATTGGTGTTGAGTTAACAGGGTTTGGAGATCTATGTCAAAAATTAGGTTTTACTTACGGAGATGAAGATTCCATAGATCTTGCTAATGATATCACTGATTCTATAATGTATTCACAATTAGTTGCATCCAATGATCTTGCTGTCCAAGGTAAATGCTGTGAGGCTATGAGTTCAACAGCAGCAAGGAATAATTTTGTTGATAACCCATGGTATAAGATAGAAGGTGCATTAAAAGAGAATATCTTAGATTATGGTCTTGCTAATACATCTCTCAACACAATTGGTCCTTGTGGTAGTATTAGTATTGTTTCTGGGAATTGTTCGTCAGGAATTGAACCTATATTTAAGTTTTCCTATAAAAGAAAGAATAGAATTGATAATAAAGAATACTCCTTCATCCATCTCCCGGCTGCACAGCATATGCTTGATAACTTAGATGAATTCAAAGGACTTACTCTTGAGCAAGCAAAGAACAAGATGGGCTACGTTGAAGCTAATGAGATTCATTGGAAAGATAGGATTAATGTGCAAGCCGCTTTACAGAAGAATATTGATGCCTCGATCAGTTCTACTATTAATCTTTCGAATGATACCAAAAAGGAGACTATCCAAGAGATTTATAAGTACGCTTGGTCCAAGGGTCTCAAAGGTGTCACTGTTTTTCGAGATGGTTGCAAGGAAGGTGTTCTTTCAAGTACGGATACTGAAGAAGTAGCTGAATGCGTAATGCCGGAACTATACGAGAAAGAGCTTCTTGATGAAGAGACAGCAGTGAGGCATAGAGTTTCTTGGAAAGGAAGTAAAATTTACATTAATGTAAGTATTGATCAGGAAGGGAATCCAATAGAGGTATTTGTTAAATTACCTAAAGAGGGTGGGCATAATGGAGATGGCACTTTTAATCCTGTTCTATTCCAGGAGCGTAATAGTCTATGGGATTCGCTATGCAGAGTATGCTCAATGTCCCTTAGATACGGGATTCCTGTGGAGGAGATTATAGATCAGTTAAATAAGAGTACGTATTCCATGGTAGATGCTGCTGGAATTCTTAAGAGGATTCTTTCTAAGTATCTTCCTATTGAAGATCCTGAAGTATCTGTTGGAAAAATCTGTCCTGAATGCGGCTTAGCATCATATGTCAATGAGGGTGGATGTCTGATTTGCAAGGAGTGCGGATTTAGTAAATGTGGATAAATCCCTTGACAACAACAAACAATTAGTATAGAATATAAAAAGAATGAATCTTGATTATACAAAGGTTGCTCCTGCGAATAACGAATCTGGCTATAGACGGTGGATACCTTAATCCTTGAGGGGCTGCAAGGATGTATAATCATTAACTTAGGAGGGATCATGTGCGATTGTAAAAACTGTATGAATTTTAAACCGAGTAGACCAGAGCAAGTAGTTCTAACAGAATTCCAAAAGCTTATTGTGAATTGTAAACCAGAAATGAACAAACCGGTGTTCATTCTTAGTGGTCGAGGTTCAGGTGTAACTTTTGCTTTGAATGAGAGAGCTAAATATATTGGCTTTCTGTATTATCATCCCAATTTTTGGGCAATGTGTGGTTTGTTCTCTCGGGATGGGATACCTTTAAATTTGAACTCTGGAAAATTCCCCCAAGGATACGAGGAAGTTGCTTTTGAGAATCATATAGATCCAGATCTTATTTTATCTTTGATCCCCAACAAAAGAATAATTGTCTGTACTAATGGTGTGGATTTTGTAGAGAAATTCGCTAACAATCTAAAAGGACAATATACAATTATTTCTGGTTTTAATGTAATAGATAATCCCTATCTTGATAATACAAGATATGCGTGGTTTTTACGAGATCTTAATAAAGAAGATAAAAAACGACTATATTATGGTAATTTTAAACAGGAGGAATAATGGCAAAAGAGATACCAGTCTATATTAAAACGTACGGGTTTACGTGTATTGGTAGTGTTCTTGCAAAGAATGAAGAAGACTTCGAAAAGAAAGCTGATGATTTATGGGAGTCACAGGGGTATGATTCCCCAACACTTTGTCATCAGTGTGCAACTCTTGAGTTGAGTGATTTTGAGATTGATACTGAGAATATTAAGCATTACTTTGAGGAGGAATAATGAGACAATCCAAAGCCAAAAGAATTAAGAAAGCTGTATACAAAGACTATTCCCCAAAGGATAAGCAATACACAACACAAACCAGGAAAGGAATTTCTACTGGAGCAATTGAGTGCGGGGATAGACGCACATTCTATCAACAAATGAAGAAGCTTTATTACAAGGGCATTGCTTTCGAGGAAGTCCGATAAAAAGAGGAGAGAATATGACAGAAGAACAGAAGCAAGAACTTAAGGAACTTATCGAAGGTGAATTGTCTAATCTTTTTGATGATCTTGACACAGCTAAGAATGATCTCAATGTAGTAGCTAAAGCAGCAGAAGAGAAATACGGAGTTAAGGCAGCTGTTGTAAAGAGAATGGTAAAGTTGCACTACACGAATGAGTACCAGGAAAAGAAAGAGAAAGAACTTGAATTCTACAAAGAATATGAATCCATTATGGAGGGTAACTGATGCAAATTCCAGAAGATCTGTACGAAGAAGCTTGCAGTTGTTGTGACACATGCAGAGAGATTGCACCTGAGCAAGATATTTCCAATGTTGTGTGGTACAATATTCAGGATGGAGAAGAAAACGGAGGAGAGATCTACATAAAAAGAAATATAGAGGACTTTGATGAATATATGGACTGCATTATAATCCCTATGATTGAAGCTCAAAGTTTTTCTAAAGAATTAATTGAGACAAGGATTAAATATTAGTGGAAATTAAAATTAAATATCTCCCCGGAGCTACTAAACTAAAGAAAATATCCAAAGGGGATTGGATTGATCTTTATTCTTACGATGACACATTCTTGAAAAGGAGAACCTGGGGTAAAATTAGTCTTGGTATTGCAATGGAACTCCCCGAAGGCTACGAAGCAGAAGTAAAACCAAGAAGTAGTACTTTTAAGACCTGGGGCATTCTACAAACCAATTCAGTAGGCGCTATTGATAATTCATACTGCGGAGATAATGATATCTGGTTCATGCCTTATTATGCCACCAGAGATGGTTTTATAAATGAAGGAGATAAAATTTGCCAGTTCAGGATTAGAAAGAAACAACCGGTATTTGAATTAATAGAAGTAGAATGTCTTGGTAATAAAGACAGAGGTGGATATGGGAGTACAGGGAGGAAATAATGATAGATAGAAAAGATTTTGTTTATTGGAATTTGCCGGAGGTAAGTGCTCGTACGCCTATGCCTTTATGTAAAACACCAAAACCTAACAAAGATACACCACCAAAACCTAATAACTACAAAGAAATAGCGAAAGAGATAGCTAATCTTGTGGCAGAAAAACAAAAATTTTATGGCAATTCTTGGGGTAAATCAGAAGAGTTCCTTCAAATTCTTTACCCAGAGGGAGTTCCTGTAAGTTCCTACCAAGACATGTTGACTATTGTTCGTATATTCGATAAACTAATGAGAATTGCTACAGATAAGGATGCTCTTGGGGAGAGTCCCTACGGTGATATTATGGGGTATTGTTTACTTGCTTTGAATAACCAGGATAATAATATATGAGGATAACATTTAATAATTTAAATGCAGTTATGGGTGTGGAGTTAGAGACAGATAACGGTGAAAATATACTCGAAAAATTAGAGATCGATAATTTTTCTTTCGAAGCTGGAAAGGACAGAAAAAGTTGTGCCAAACTCATCATCAATTGTTATGATGATGAAGAAACAATTGATGATTTCAAGGACTGGTGTACTAAGAATTTACACCATGATACTGGGTTGGAGTGTATTACTGAAGTAAATTCTGTCCCAAATCCTTGGGGGCAATTACAAAAAGGAGAGGTAAATGATTAAAGCAGCGGAAGGGCAGCACTACCAAGTAACGGATATGGGGCATTGCTTGGAGATTAGTTCGAATCTGTTGTTTGGTATCTTCGCTGGTATTGAGAAATATACAAAGAAGGGCTATGAATTTAATTGGGATGCAATCAAGGCTATGGGGAATGTTTATATTGTCCCTACAATCGGAAAGGAAATTTCCGAGACAGAAGAAACTGCGGATATTGTTGATCTCAAAGAACAATTACAAGTTCTAACGGACAAAAATAAGAAAGTTACTGATACTCTAAGAACCACTAAGTCACAAGTGACTAAACTCAAGGCCAAGATCAAGAAACTTGAAGATAAGAAATAACATTGTTAATTTACATTAGCACTTGACACACAAATAGTTTTAGTATAGAATGTCCTTAGATTTAGAGATAAGTTTAAGGACATTTTTATTATAATTAAGGAGAATCTATGACCTGCGTGATTGCTTTGAAACACAAGAACAAGACGTACTTCGGATCAGACAGCTGTGCTACTTTCGGGGATCTTGAAAGAAAACTCACTGGACCCAAGGTAATTAAACTCAATGATCAAATGCTTGTCGGATACGCTGGTATGATCAGAGGAAGTCAGTTAATGAAGCATGTTGATGACTGGCTTCCTGTATTTGATACAGAGAAACAAACTCTTGAGAATTATATGTGCAGAACATTCAGTATTAACCTCATGGATTTGTTTAAGCAATGCGGTTATTCAGCTAATGATCTCGGAGTAGAAGAACATTCCGATAATTATCTTGTCGGAATTCATGGAAGACTATTTCTAATTGATCCAGCTTTCCAAGTAGTCGAGACAACAGAACCGTACTACGCAATTGGTTCCGGGAGTTCCTATGCTTATGGTGTTCTGCATCATATTTATAATAACCAAGAAATTATTGATCCCGAAAGTACAATAACAAAAGCCCTGGAAGCTTCTATTGGTCTTTGTAGTGGTGTTACTGCACCTATTCATATTAGGAGTATTTGATGAGGGTTTTTGTTGGGTGTGAGTATTCTGGGATAGTAAGGGATGAATTTATCCGAGAAGGCCATTATGCCATAAGTTGTGATATTTTACCAAGTGAGTCGCTTTACGGCGACCATATAATGCACGATGTAGTGGAAATCTTAGAAAATACAGAAGATGGGTTCTATGACTTAATTATCTGCCACCCTCCCTGCACATACCTGTGTGTTGCTGGGAATAGATATTATTCTAATACAAAAAAGAGACAGGAGAGTATAGAATGGACAGAACAGTTATGGAATCTATGTAAGAAGAAAGGAAACAGGGTTTGTTTCGAAAATCCTGTGGGTGTTTTATCCACACAAAGTAATCTTAAGAAGCCTTCCCAATATATTCAGCCATATATGTTTGGACACCCTGAGAAGAAGAAAACAGGATTATGGAATTATAATTTACCGAACCTTATTGGAACAAATAATGTATTCATTGAAATGCAGTCTCTACCACTTAAAGAACAACAAAGAATTTGGTATATGAGTCCTGGGAAAGATAGAAGTAAGAGAAGATCTATGTTTTTTAGAGGTATCGCGGAAGCAATGGCAAAACAGTGGGGAATACTTAAATGACTAAACTACAGAACATTCTTAATACAATAGAAAAATATATTCACAACATCATCATGCTATTTTTCATGTTTATAAATATTTTGTTTCTTTTCTTCGGTGCTTGTGTTATTGTGTTATTTGAGATATTGAGAAAAGGAATTCTTAGGATTAAACTTTGGACATGGAGTAAATTTTGATGACTTATAGTCAAGTATTGGAAAAAATACAAAGAGTATTTAAGAGTTGTGAAACCAAAGAACAGATATTTGTTGCGCACACATATTGTTACATGTTATCGGATGAGTACTATCAGAGTTATAAATGTGGAGGTACTGAGTGCACTGTTGGTAGGTTGTCTCTACTTGATTTTATTGATAAGGTTAAGAGAGAATGTTTAAATAGGTTAACATGAAAAAATTCATAGTTGAAGTAGAGCTTGTGGAGGGTTTTGGTGGGTGCCAGGGATGTTTCTTCGAGAATGAAGATGTTTGCCCTTGCCTTGATTGTGGGCCTGACACGGGGAACGAGATCTTTAGGTTGGAATCTTGTGAGGAGTCGAAGAATGAATCAAAAGACAGATAAATACCATTGACATGAAATATTCGACAGAATGGACTTGATTCAGGAATTATTCTATGATAGAGTTATGGAATATCCTGTTGTTTACAATGATAAAGAATTGTACCACAAATCAGACAAAGTGTTTGGGAATCTTTGTGATTTTGTGAGCCTTTTAGGAGATAAGGAGAAAGGTTAAATATAAAGTATGGGGCTGCCAACTAAATATATAACGTACAACGGAAAAACACAGAGTTTAAAAGAATGGTCAAGGTCTTTAGGTATTAATCTCTCTACCTTAAGGCAAAGAATACGTATTGGGTGGGAAATAGAAGATGCTTTCGAAAGGCCAGTAAACAATAAGGGAACACAAAATATATTGTTAAAAAGGTTTGGGAAGCTCCTTCCGATCTTCGCTATGGGTGTAAAAACTACTTGGGATACTGAATGGTTATGCAAGTGCGATTGCGGAGATTATGTTGTTAAAAGTATTAAAAGTCTACGAGGATCTATTATCCCTATGTGCAAATTATGTTTTAAAGAATACATAAGCGGAATACAGACCACACACGGAAAAACAAAAACAGAGGAGTATACCATTTGGTTGTCTATGAAACAGAGGTGTTACTTCTTCAAACATAAACATTATCATCATTATGGAGGAAGAGGTATTTATGTATGCAGAAGATGGAGGAATTCATTTGAAAATTTTTTGAAGGATGTGGGTCATAGACCTAATAGAAAGTATTCCATAGATAGGATAGATAATAATGGGCCATATGGCCCTTGGAATGTTAAATGGAGTTCTCCTGTCGAACAAGCTCAAAATAAGAGGAATTGTAAAATAATCCGTTTTGAAGGAGAGTCTATGTCTATGGCTGCGTGGGCAAGAAAAAAGGGCATCAAATACACAACACTGAAAGAAAGGCTTAGAAAAGGGTGGGAGATAAAGGATGCTTTGGAAATACCCGTAAAGAGGAGAAGTAAGTGAAAAAGAAAAAAGCACTTACAGACAAGGGAGGGAAGCTTAGATGCCCTTTCTGTCGCTCTAACATCTCTAACACTAATGTGGTATTAACTAAATCATGGGTTGGTGAAGATTACCTCATGTGCAGAGGATGCAACAGGGTATTTAATATGTACTCAAGGAAGGAGCTTAAGAATGACTAAAGAATATAAATACTTTATCTCTTACGGATATTGGTCGCCGTCACATTCTGGGACCGGGATGTGCGAGTATACCTCTGATAAAAAATTAGAAACGTATACACAGATAGTAGGAATGGCTGAGGATATTAAAAGACAAAGTAACTATGACACAGTTGTAATTATTAACTATAAGGAGTTGAAAAGTGACTAAAGCTATACTTAGAAATAATAAATTATATTGCGGTAAGTGCTTCTCTCCTGCGAGTATTTTTGCTCCTGAGTTAGTTCAAACAGGAAGAGGAAGGCCCAAGGATATGTGTTGTCCTGCTTGTGGAAGAAAATATGACAGTATTACAAGAAAAGAATACAAAGGAGCTATTAGATGAAAACTTACTACGAATGCGAAGTGTGTTTGGATACTTGGAGTACAAAGGAAGAATGCGGGGCTTGTGAGGACTCCCATTGTGAGCATAAATACAGGTATGCAGTTATCGGGAGAAACCAAAATTTAAGAGTAACAAGGGATGATGAAATATGTTACTCCTGTCCTGCTACAAGAGGGTACGAGGATGAGATTTGGAACGAATATGATATACAAAAAGTATGTACTATTTGTGGTAAAGAAGAAATATTCAGTATTGATGATAGAGATTTCTCGGATGGGACTTTTATGAGTATGGAGAAGGATAGTCTTGACAAGAAATAGCTCATGGTGTATATTGAGCATAAAAGAATGATGTTAAGAAGATATTGATCTGATTGTTATTCAGAAATCAATTCTAAGGTTGTTTTTAGCCTCTTAGAGAGCTTTTTATGGTTTTGGGTATATAGCCTTACTGAGAGAATGTAAACGTACGTTAGAAAGGGAAATTATGAGTGTATGCCTGGTTTGTGGTAATGAAGTAAAAGAAGGTAAGAAGTATTGTTCACGAAGTTGTTATTATAATAGAAAACTTTCAAATACTTCAGTAAGAAGAGGTGCATATAAAAAATGTCTTACTTGTGGTAAAAAGTTTTATGTAACCCCATATAAAATAGAAACTCATAGGTACTGTTCCTGTGAGTGCTGGACAACATCTGAAGAAGGTAGAAAAATGGTAAGCGAAGCACAAAAAGCGTCTCAAAAAACAAACCCAAGGACAGGAGAAAATAGTCCCAGCTGGAGAGGCGGTTTAACACCTAAACATAGATCCAGATTAACAACAGCAAAGTGGTATAAGTTAAGAGATATTATTTTAGCAAGAGATAATCATAGATGTAAGAAATGTGGCTCAAAAGAAACACCTTTACATGTGCATCATATTCTTCCTTGGAGGTATGGAGGTGAAGACGAAGAAGGGAATTTAATAACCCTTTGTAAACATTGTCATGCAGGTGTAGAATCGAGAACAATACAAAAGATATACAAAAATGCTATAAAGAGATATTGTAAGATGTGTAAAGAGGAACAAAGGCCAGAGATTATTAATTGTGCTATAACTTCTTGTGGACTCTGGCATGTCAGGCCCTATCAGAGATAGTAAGCCTTACCAAAGGTAATCAAACTGAAGGATAATAATGAAGATATTTAAGAAATTTAGTACTGACAATAAAGAAAAAATTAATAATCTGCAACAGGATCTTTATTTGGAATATCAAGAAGCGATTAAAAAAGAAGAAGAAGAGATTAAAAAGTGTAATCATGATTGGTATAAACCCCGGGGTTATGTTAGTTGATAACTATAGGACTACAGGAGAATATTAATATGAAATGGTACGAGCACTTAATTATCTCATTGACCTCGTGTGTTGTATTATGCTATGCTTATTACTTCAAAGACCAGAATATCACAACAATTGATTGTATTACCTTATACTACCTTGCTTTGATTACTTGGAAGGTTATTTAATGGATAATACTGAGGAATACAGGGAAAATCTTTTAAAATAAGGAGGCAAATAAAATGAATACTGATTCCAAGAAGGTTCTTTTGATTGATGCTGACAGTACAATTCCAAATCTCGCTCTTATGAAGTTAAGTACTTATTACAAAGAAAAAGGTCACGAAGTTAGAATACAACAGCTACATCTCCCCTATTTTCCTAATAGAAATAAAAAGGACTATCAGATAGCCACAGAAAAATACAATGAAGTATTTTGTAGTGTTATCTTTGAAAATAATATCCAACATATCCACGGAGATGGTATCTTTTTCGGAGGTACTGGCGTAGATCTAACGACTACATTAGGGGAGGAGGTAGAAAGATGTAAACCTGATTACTCTATTTACCCTTATAATGATACTTCTTATGGTTTTATTACAAGGGGATGCGTAAGGAGTTGTTGGTTTTGTAAAGTCCCCAAGAAAGAAGGGAGGATTCATAAAGTATCTGAAGTAGAGGATATTATTCAGCATGATAAAGTGAAGTTCATGGATAATAATATTCTTGGGTACAAAAGGCATCTTTGGGAACTGAATAAGATAGCGGAGATAGGGGTTAAATGCCAATTCAACCAAGGTCTTGATATTAGGTTAGTTAATAAAGAAAACTCAAAGGCTTTGAGGAAGCTTAATTATTGGAAAGAGTACGTCTTTGCTTTTGATGATATTAAGTACAAGAAATATTTAGACGAAAAACTCCCATTGCTTCAATGGGTTAATGATTGGAAGCTAAAATTCTTTGTGTATGTTCACCCTGTAATGGAACTCAGGGAAACTATATATAGAATAAAATATCTCAGGGGGAGGAAGTGTCTTCCTTATGTAATGAGAGATATTAGTTGCTGGGGTGCTCGGTATCATGAGTTTTATGTTGATCTTGCTTCTTGGTGTAACCAAGTTCATTTGTTTAAGAAGTTGAGTTTTGAGGCGTTCTTAAATAAGAGACATAAAAACAGCAAGAGAATACAAGAGTCTCTACGGCTATGGAGGAATGGAGAGACAATGTAAATTATGCAAAAGAGAACTATTTATTAGTAAAATACCAAAGATATAAAAGACTTCATAGAGAGAATTAGGATATATAATAAAAATAGAGAGTTAGGTGTTTAACACACAAGCAATAACCATACCAAGAACGATGGTAAATCGAAAATATCTTGATAAATAATATTAACATTGTTACTGGCATAAGAATTGCAAGTTAATTCTTGTGAACATTGTTATCATACAAGACAAACAAAACCCCTGGGGAATTAACTCCAGGGGTTTAATTGTTGGTTATATTACCAAGGACAAAGCTCCCGCCGGTGTTCCTTGGTAGCTTGGTTCCAAGAAATAATATGTGATTCTAAATCACGGAATTTCTCTGTTATAGTCTCATCCACTGAGCTTTCCCAATCCATTGCCCATGCAAGCTCGGACAGCTGACACCTATAGCATACATCGTTAGTAGTCCAGGTATTGCATCCCATGATATCCCATGTCCAGTCCTGATAAAATTCTACGTAGTCAAGACTATCTGTGTTGCCTATGGCGTTCTTGATTGTGTATCTTAACTCTGTTTTATTCTTGATTGTATTTCTCATCTCAATTCCTTTCCTATAAGCTATTAATTATCAATATTATGATTGTATTAGCTACAATCGGTGCAATGATGTATATGTTGATTAGTCTTTTCATTATTAACTCCAGGTCAATTCGGGGTTGATGTAAGTCTTGATTGCTGCAAACAACAACTGGGAGACGATACCGTGATTGTTCATATCCATTACCAGTAAACCCATGATTGTTAGTTCTATAATGCTGGCGGTGATTAAATGTCTCATGTCGTTAGCTCCTTAGTTTTTGTTTGATGGATCATATATATCAAACAAAATTATACTTGTCAATGATTATTTTAATTAATATTGTTTTGTTGTAGGATTAATCTCAAGGGCAAGACCAAACACCATACCAAACAGCCTATTATCTCTTGTGTACGCTGTTATTCCTGTAAAGGGTCCTGTGAGTATCTCAACCGGTGTGCTGTCTTCAGGGATGGAGTTATCAAGGTTGGGGTATTCAGTACTTGTTTGATCCGTTGTGGTTTCTTCGGTAGTTTCAGTCTCGGAAAGATCCTCCCCCCAGATACTCTCCCGTTGTTCTGCTCTAACTATTGCTTCATCTTCCCAGGCTTTAATACTGTTTACCATATTGGGGTGATTCAGTTTAAAGTAAGATACCATTCTATGGCAGTATCCAGCGGAATAATCATAAGACGAATCCGGCATTGAATTTATAAGAGCATAATCTTTTGACATAGTGTCCTCCTGATTGATATTTGATTTATTGTTTATCATAGATCCTATATATCAAACAAAATTATACTTGTCAATGGTTATTTTGTATTTTTATTTATTTTGTTGTGGGATTAATTGGTAGGATTATTGCATGGTATTTCTTTGGTATACCAGTGATATATCTATAGTATTCTTTTGATATATCTTAAGTATATTACTGATATATCAACTTAGTGGCACGGAGATTGCATTGAGGGCTTAAAACAAACAAACAGTTTCATAAAAAACAAATACAAATTAAATAAAAAATTAATAGCTTAATAAAAACAAACCACAATATATAGTATCACACAATATATACCCCCATCAAACCCGCTAATACCACAGTATCCGAAGATCATTGTATATTATATTCCCTGGTATATTTTCACATTCAATTACAAGTAATTGCTATTCAGATACTTCATAAACTACCGTTTAGTAGTGCCTCAGTAAAGAAATACTGTGCTTTTAAAGCACAAATAATAAATCCCAGTATGTTACTATCAGAAATAACATACTGGGATTTAAACAGTAAATAAGTTTACTTAGTCAGTGGGTTTAATTTTCCATGTAAACAAAGAATACTTATTTAATTTCTCAAGTGTCCTACATGGGTAAAGTTTTGCCTGCCCTTTATCGTACCAGGACCGATTAAGAATCCAGCCCTTACCCATTATAAGTTTATCCTTATTAATATACACAAGTTCCTCTTTCTCCGGTTTATCACTCACAAGCACCATCCCCGGTTCCAACATCGTTTCTTTGACAATTTGTTTCCCGAAGCCATTATCAATAAGCCAACTAATATTTTTTGACAAAACACGAAGGTGCAGAAATTCAGTTTCTGAGATAACTTCTTCTCCCGGACCAAAGTTAATTTCCTCCATTCTTTCCATTAGCTTGATAAATTCTCTTCTATGAAATTTCTTTTTATATAGATCAATCAAAGTAAAAGCCCTGAATTCGTATTCTTTGTTGTTATGTTTTACTACAAAACTTTCTTTGTTTTCTTCAACCTTAACTGCATCAAATTCTTTTTTCTTGATCTCATGGAATACAATAGGATGATCGTCACAATAATTCGTTAAGTCTCTTGGGCAACTATCCATTTCTCTGAAAGAGCATGACCTACAAGTACCAGGATCATTCATTATTACCGCTTCAAACTGTTTACCATCATATTCAAAAGTCTTCATCTGATTCCCCTTTTTTATTTTATCGCTTTACATCCCCTCAGCTTAAAGAAAGCACCCGCAATAAATCATATAATCAACACCACGTAGATCCGAAGTATTCTCTTGATGTTCGAATTTACCGAAATACTTAAGCTCTTGGTCATTTTCGCAATATTCTTTGCATTTTTCATCCTCACAAAAAGCATTATTTATCACATTCACAATTACCTCTTGTTCATCTGTATTCCCCATCGTGCCGATGATACAGCCGTCACCTTGTTTGAAGTAATCATATTCCTCTTGAGTCATATCCACGATAGCCTTTTTTGTTTCTTCTGGGATTAGATCGAAAATCACTAATACTTTCATATTATATCCTTTATATTAATACTTACAATTATTATAAACCCTACGACCATTCCTTGTCAATGTTTTTGTACTAAATTTCTTTCTTGTATCGGATTGAATCCCCAGACAATGAATAGGTATGTTTGTTTTGTCAATAGCTATTGATAATACAGGCGGCACATAGATTTCTTTTTCTCTCATTGAACTACCATCAATTTCAGCTAATAATAAAACCAGTAAAAATCCGATTATGTTAAACGTTATGTACTTCATTAGAAAACCCCGATAGCCCAATTGTAAGCTAAAAACCCTCCAACAAAAGACGCCATTAAATTTAATAAAACTGGCCATTGAGTTTTAGTAATTGAAGCTATAACCTCTACACCCATAAACCCAATAAAACAACCTGTAATAATCCAAAGTATAAGCATTTGTTTTCTCCTTTATTTATTTAAGATATTTCTTATCTCATACCAGAAACTAAGTCAACGATTATTTTAAGTTAATAATGTTATTTCGACTATTGTAGAAACTTGCCTATTCCTGTCAAATTACCTATTTGTTTCTATACAAAAGAACACCAGATACACTTGTCAGAATTTACATTCTTTGCCCACAACAATGCTTTAACTGCACAAGACTTAAAAGTAACTACTAAAAGTCTTAATACTTGTCCAAAAGACAAAGATTTTAATAACTTAAGCCTTAAACAACCCATAATCAGCCAAGAGATAGGAAGGTTTAGTGTTGTAAAAAGAATAAAAGAAAAGCTAACGCAGTGAAAGGCTACAATGAGCGAAGCGAATAATGTTCTTTTATACCCTATAAATATTTTCTTTTTATTTTCTTTTCTTTTTCTTTTTTTCTTTTGGTTCTTTTCTTTTTTTCTTTTTCTTTTCTTTGTTTTTTCTTTTGCAAATCATTCTGCAAAATAGATGCCAATGAGTTTTGTGTAATCCTGGAGATCAACTAAGGATTATTCTATTGCAAAAGTATTAGCTCAGTGCGTATAAATTGCCTTTTTAAGAGCGTTTTAGACATTGGTCTATACCATCGTATCAACCCTTACCTAAACGTCAATTTAAAGCACTATTTTTAAAGCCTAAGCTAATAGCAGGTATTATGCAGAATAATCTTATGTTTTATTATCAACCAAAACCAAAAACTTGCCTATTCCTGTCATAATGATAATCATTATCATTTAGAAAGTTACAAAGTTAGTGCTGTTTTAGCCATCTTATGTTCATGGGACCACACAAACAGCACCTTAGCTTGTTCATACCGTGTAACATAAGCCGCCTTTGTCTTATCATAATCCCACATCTTAACAGCCTCACCACTACTGACCAGACGCTTGAAATCCTGTTGTAGTATTCTGGCATTCTTAAAGATATTATATCTTTGGTATAATCTCCCCGAGAAATGCAACAATATGCTTTCGTGGTCGTATGCGGTAAGTTTGCTCATTAGTCTTCTGTTTCGAACTCAAAGTATGGAAAACTATAAGGCGACGAGTGACTTTCAGCATAAACAGACACTTTTGTATCGTCGGTGAATGTAATTACCACACAATTTTGTGAAGACTCGTCAACTGATTTAATTGTTTTTCCTACCATATCTGTGAAATTTTCAATCATTGCACTCCCCTTTTTTATTAGTATTATTCATAGTTATTACATATCAAGATAATGTTTGTCTGTCAACAAGAAATTTAACATTATCTTACATTCTTTAATCTGCCCGGATATCTCTATAGTTTTAGTTGTTTGAAGTTTCTTTCTTGCAAGCCTTCGTTGCTTAGATAGTTCAACAATTCTTTCGGATAGTTTATCTTCCATTTCTGTACCTATTACTCTCAATGATTCTTTTTTGATGTTGTTTTATATTGTTGAGATTGTCAAATTTCTTTCCTGGTTGTTTTTGTTTTGTGCCTTTGCAGATAAACATGTAGTGATTTTTCATAGTATGTCCTTAATCGTATAAATAATCTTCGGATTCAAAGTATATTTCATTTTCAAAGTCAATTAGGTCAAGGCCGCAATTATCACAATAACAATCATGCGATAGATTATATTCAAAATCAACTCCGCAACATGGGCAGCAACCATGATTAAAACTATCCATTTCCTGCGCTGTCCATTCATCCATGTAATAATCGAAAGTTTTATCCGGCGCTGGGTATCGTTTAGTAATCTTATTGATTATCTCACAACTAAAATCAAAGCAATTAATGACTTCGGATTTTATTGTGTACTCGTTAGCTGTATGAGCGTTATAATATCCACAACTAAGGTTCACACAACTGATATAATCCGATATAGTATCCGCATCACTCCAAACACCGATATTTGCTTTATAACCAAAATCTTCACCTACTGCCTCCAAATCCTGCTCGAATTCTTCACAGCAATATTGATTACCTGTTCCAATGATATCACCGTTACCTTTTCTGTCAAATATAAGCCCGTAAGGTATTGATTTTAATTTATCCTTGTTTTGCTCCAATAATTTATCACATAGTCCACCGACTTCCTCTTGATTCGATAGAATGAAATTCAAATTGGGATACTTCTTTAACAACTCAAGGACAATAAATACACCATTTTTATCATCAGCGCCAAGGTTATCATGACTGTATATTTTATCGTTTGATTCTTTAATCCATCTTAGGGGTTTTGTTCCCACCTGATCAGCATGGGCAGAAACTAATGGCTTGTGCTTGTGATTCAAATTGTATGTTTGATTGTATTTGTCAATATAATATTCAATACCAATACTATCCAGTTGTTTTCTGATATAGATTTGGAGTTCATTTTCATTACCTGAAGCGCTGTTAATCATGTACATTTCTTTGAGAATCTTCATTATGCCACCTCTTCAGTTTCTTCAGCGTCAACTCTATCATTATAACAATCACTACACAAGTATTCGTTATCATCATAACACTTGATATCGTCTTTATCAACTATACAATTACAATCTTCGCATTGCTCAGATAACTCATCAAAACACTCCCGGCAGTAATGACTATAATCATGTTCAAAGTCTTTATCATATTTGTGATAGTTGTTACATGCTTCACAACAATAATAATCTTCACTCAAACAACTATCACAAATAAACCGTTGTTCATCCTCAACATACGAACCATTATCATAGTGCGAATAGGTGTCGCAATCTTCACAATAACTATATTCCTCTTGGCAATTATCACAAACATGGCCATGGTTTTCTACATAAATTCCTTCATTTTCTGAGTCAAATCTATTACCGCAATCTTCACAAATTGCCCTTCCTATAGTCTCTGAGTTACTCCCGTCTGTTTCTTCTAAATTGATATAATATTCGGACGTAGAAATATTACAGAGATTGCCATTATCATCCATATTTGCCATGGTATCAACATAGGGCCATGAATCAATATCAAGACTATTTGTTTGTTCAATTATAATATGATCTTCAAATTGTTGTTGTTGGTAAACAAATGTTTCTTTGTCATTATAGCTTTGTTTATATTTATGAACTATATTGTGTTTGTCAGCATAGGATTTAAATAATTCAATATCGTTATCGTTATTGACATAAATCCTATCCATAAAATCCAAAGTTTTACACAATCCAGGGAAATTTACATTTTCCCATATCAAGGCCCGTCCTTTTATCTTATCACCTGATTTTAATACTAAGATTTTGACATTATAATTTTCATAGAATGTAAGATAATCTTGACATTCTGTATGTTTCATGCAGCTATTCCCTAAACTGCCGCCGTAACCTTCATAAATATTAGAATGGTAATACTTTTTAATATCATTTGATAAATGGAAATCAGACTTAGAGATATCAGTAAATTCATTTATCATTGTGTAATATTCAGCCACCATTTTTTGAATATCTTTATCAGTTGAATCAGGCAGACAATGTTTAAAGAATTTACCGGGCTTAGTCATGATACCGAATTTTTCACGGATTAGTTCTGTGTAAGGTAGAAAAAAATAGCCTGAATCATTGCATTTATCAATTTTCTGCTCTGTAAAATACCCTATCTTTTTGGGATTAGATACCGCCGGGGCAGCGTAAAGTCTGTTTTTTTCTCTCAAGATAGTTAGCCCATCACAAAAACTTCCTGAACCTACCATTGTGACTACTTTCTCGTTTAATTCTTCGTATTTCATTTTGTGCCTCTTTGCTATTCAGTTAACTTCGTTGATGGGTAAGATATACTAAACCATTATCAGCTTGTCAATGGTTATTTTAAAAATCCTGTGTTTTATTTTTCCTTTTAGGCAAGACATTAAAATCACAATCTTTTTCAGGGTTAAGATTCTCTATAGTTTCAATACTCATGATACTAAAACAAAGGTTTAATACTTCCTCTTCATATTTATATACATAATCTTCATTATTAAACCCCCTTAACCAATGATTAGGGGATAATTCTTCTAATAGTTTTTGAATAAGACTAATACTTCTATCCCTGGAATTATTCATAACGCATTCAAGTGCACATTTAGTAACCTTGTGGAAAATTTCTGGTTTATAATGACAGTCTTCAGCAACAAAATGATGCATTGCGTAAAGTTTCAAAAGATCATCCCAGATATTCTCCGATTTATAATACCAACCTTTAGCATAAAGAAAGAATTGTTTTCCGTATTCATTTACTTTCATACCTCAACCTCCATAATTTCATTCAATTCAGCGTCCAGGGTTTCAATAGCTACAGTATATTTTTCATTACCTGTGCTAATCAACTGTGTGACTAATACCCGGCGTTGAGCTTTAAGTTTTGTTGATAATTGGAGTTTATAAAGTTGTATTGATTTGTTGCATATTATATCCAGACCTTTTTTATTAATTCCTTGCATTATTTACCTCCTTTATTAAACAACCGATAAAGTTTCTCAAATTGTCTTTTGTTCTTCTCGAGCTTTGCTTTCTTCTTAGCAAGTGCTTTCTTTTCACAATCTTCAGCTAATCTTGATATATTTTTGTATGTAAGGTTTTGCATTAGTTTTCCTTCCACTCTTTAGTTGATCTTGACGACAGATAAGCCCCGGAGTAATAAGATGACGCTATTTTATACTCAACAAGCATTTTCTTTGCTTCACTGTATGTTTCGAATTCATCAAGTGTTTCTGTCTGTCCATTTTCTTTTATGTTAATGTATGTCGCCATCTTTATCTCCTTTATATTAATTATTGTTTCCTTGTTCTTTATCGTGTTTGGTAGCCAATGTCAAGTATTAATGAAGCTCCCCGTCACTGGTAAACTCATAATCATTGGCCCCGATATGTTCTATAATAGCAGCCCTTGACATTAAATATTCATACTCATTTTTTAAATCTTTATAGATTTTATCACAAAGTATAAGGCGCAGAGACTCTATAGAAATAGTTAGTTCGTCCGCTATGTTTGACCAATATTCTGAGCCGCCATTTTCATAGTTCACAAAGCAAGTATTTTCATGTACATATCTTGAACTGCTTTTCTCTATACAAAAATGAAATTCAAACAAAAATGATTCAGCATTGTTAAATTTCTTCAGATAATTTTCAGCCGTTGATACGCTGCACAAATCGGACATAATAATTGTGTTAATTATTTCTTCTTTGTTTATATAATCACAAGTAAAACTTGCGCCATCCCCTTGCGACCAAAAACCAGAAAAACGGACCTCAGTATTTTTGAACCCCAGAAGGTTAAGGCTTGCCTTCCAATAATCAATTGTGTATTCCCACCAGTCATATGAAAGGTAGTGTTCACTATTCCGAAAACCATTAATAGCTTTGTTCTGTGAGTCTTTTGACAATTCTTCAAACTTATAGATGTTAGTTGTTTCTGTTCTCATTTTATTTTCCTTTGTTATATTGTTAACGATGGTCTTTTATAATATTGTGTTTACGTTATGTCAACACTTAATCCATAATTTCTTGACTTAATGTATGCTGCCATTCATCATACAGGAATTCTTCAATCAAAGGTTTATATTTCTGAACCTTATTCTTATCATTATCATTTGATTTAGTGTACCATTTAATTTTCAGATCAAATCCGTGAAAAGCTGGGGTTACAATTAAATCAAGATTAAGCCATCCATCATAATAACCACCATCATTCATGCAATGCCAGTTGAAGAAGATATATAGTTTATCCCGGCTTGATTTTTCTATAATTGTCCCTACTATACTGTCAAAGCCTGAACCATGGGGGAAATATTCTTTCTCAAGTCTTGATAGATCGCCTGTGTGTCTGTTAAACCATTCAACATTATTTGATTTTTCACAATTAGCGATAGCCTGGATTTTACTTGCTATTTGTTGATATACTTTCATTCTATGCCTTTTTATTTAATGGTTTTATATTTAACATCATTAATCATTCGTTGTTTCAGCATATTAACACAAGCATGGACTATACGGTTTTTGCATTTTGTTCTTTTGTGTTGCCTGTTTGTTTTTCTTCTTTCCATGATCTTTCCTTTTTTGTTAACGATGATTATTTATACATAGCCAGGGACTATACGTCAAGGGAATTTTTAATATTTCTTCATACTATTTTAAATCATTATAATCATTGGGGATTTTATACAGAGAATTATAGCTATTATAATAAGGTAGGATTATTCCAAGAGATTGACTGAATATATATCAGGTTAAACAATTGGATATTACTAAGAGGATGTGACAGACTATCTAACATGATTTTTAATTCTGCTATTAAAACAAGTAATTTAAGACACGTTTTGATGGAGTTGATATGATGATACCAGGGGGTGACTGAAACGCTGTTAGAATTGAAGATATAAGGCGAGAAATGATACCTGGAGGTGAAACATTGTTTAGTTTATGGGAATTGCAAGAATTGTACCATGAACATTGTTTCAGGAAAGTTTTTATGATTATTTTAGGGATTTGCAAGAATTGTACCAGTAACGATATTATTTTAAATTAGTGGGTACTTTTATAAATAAATTAATAAGTGTTCAATTAATTATAAATAAATGAATACTTATTAAAAGATCTATTGTGTGAGATTTTTATGGCTTCACAGAAAAAGTAGGACCTGTTTACACCCTATGCTCCAGAAAAATAAGAAATTACAAAAACCCTGAGATCTCTACAGAAAATAAGACCTCTTTTTACACCCTGTCTCTAAGAAAATAAATTGATTAATAATGGATACCCTTCAGAAAAATAAGGAGTGAGTAATAGGCTACTAAAAACTACCATCTCATTAAAAGTAAAAGAATTTGTAGAGAGTAATAGAAAAGTAGCCTTTACAAAAACCCTACTGTTTCGGTAATAATTTTCTTTCTTTAAGATACAAATAAGCTTCTGAGAATTCATTACAGCCATTATAATTATATGCTACTTCAGCTTTCCATCTAAGCATAACTGCTTTATCTAAGTTAGCGCTGTACCCAATATAAATTAATTTACCATTTTCACGGATAAAAGCGGCCCACCCATACTTACCACTCTTTTGTACTCCGCAAACACCCGACTTATTAGTATAGGCACAGGTTTTGTTTTGCATGTTACATTGATGAGAAACTTCTCTTAAATTATTCCATTTATTATTAGAAGGGTTTCTGTCAATATGATCTATGTTATTTTCAGGATTATAACCTTTCATCCATAAAAAAGCTAATCTATGGACAAGGTATTTCTTCTTATTATACGTAACCTGTGTATACCCTTTATTATCTAACCCTCCAGCAACTCCGTTCTTCCTCCTACCATACTTAGGTTTCTTCCACAGAAGAATTCCAGTTTCAGGATCATAATCAAACAATTCTCGCACCTTCTCATACGTCAATTCTTTGTACATGTTCTGCTTCATATTTCTCCTTGATTAAAATAAAAAAGAATGCTAACAAGTATTCACTTGAAAGCATTCTTAGATTACCACTAATATTTTCCTTTGTCAACAATTACTTACTATGAATCTCAGTATTTGTCTCATGCAGCTTGAATCTCTTACTATACAAAACAAGCAAGGTAATCATCTTCAACCATCCAATTCAGCCGTTGTAATTCCTCGACATCTTTTGTTGTTATACCAGCAGAAATTAAATCGTTAACATCAACAGAGTAAATAATATCGTGTGCAGCCCCTTGCAATAGTTTTTTACCTGGAAGATACTTGGAGATAATATTAAGCCCCTGGAGTGCATTATCTCCATCCCACAAAACAGTTGTTTCTCTACGCATAATTTCTTTAAATTCTTCGTTATTCATTATTATCTCCTATATAAAATTCATTATCCAAAAACTCTTGAAGTTCATCCTGATTACTACAAATCTTCTTAATAAACTCCGTATAATGTCCTCTTTTGTACTTGTAGATTTCTATTTGTATCTTGTTCAGACAGAAACCTCTTATCCTACAGATATTGATATCTGTGTTGTATTTAGATGTTAGTATTTTCATCTTAAAACCTCCAAATTTTACCATTACCACGAACTTCATGCACAGTATCAAGCCTAACATTCCTGTATCCTTCTGCATCCAGACTATATACAGTAAGAAGCTCAGGAATATGTGCTGTAGTGGATTTACCACCCCGAAGATGTTTCTTTACACCAAGCCTACAATTCATCTTGCGTTTGCTACCATCTTTCTTAGTAAAGGTAACACCGAACATCTTACCATTCTTGGATACTTCCTGAATCTTGTTGTATGTCTTTTTAATGTCAGTCATTTCAATCTCCTTTTATTAATTCTGTAAAAGATATATCATCTTATATTGAACAAGTCAACAGTTATTTTATATCAAAGTATTTAAAAATCAATTCATTATTACTTCTCAGTATTGTATGGTCATCTGAAATCCTTTGAAGGATATCAACCATAGTCTTCGAGGACTTAAGAATGGACTCCGCTTTTCTCTCATTTGCTGATATTCTCTGTTCAATCTTTGTATAAAATTCGCCGTTATATTCTTCTAATTTAGTTAATCTTTGTTGTTGATTTTTATATTGTTTGTTTTCTTCTTCGAGCTTATCGATTCTCTGTGATAACTCCTCAATTGTTTTAGTATAGCCAACAATTCTATCTATACTGAAACTTGTTCCTACCCCACAAATCACACACAAAATTGCTACCCAGTAAATAAATTGATTTTTCATTTTATTCTCCTTTATATTTATTATTGTATTGATTCTGAGAGAACTCCGTCCAGAGTCTTTGTTTATTGCTCACCAGAACCTTGTGAAGGCCGTATTCTGTATTACAATGGAAGATTAAATCCCTAAAGTCCTTATTAAATTCCATATAATTAAGATCTTTCTTCCTGCATTCTCCTGAGCAATAATTGACATATACAGATAGTACATCTACTTGTTTATTGCAGTATTTACATTTCATTACATACTCCCTCTTAAAATAAAGTACCAAAGACACCATAATGTAGCTACAAACCACCCAATACCTGCATCTTTATTATCGTCCAAGAAGTGCCAAATCGAGAGTATAAAGTTCAGGACTACGCATACCAAAGGCCAAAAGATTTCCATTATAAACTCCTCACAAATAATTCAACAATTTGTCTGATTTCTTGATTATCATCCCAGAAGTCCTCATAATACAACTTACAAAGATTCTTAATAGCTTTCTCTGCTTTGTCTTTTGTATTGCTCCTCAAAAGAAGTTCATTATCCATGATAATTTCTTTCTCTTTCTCCGGGGATGTTTTATAGCCTTTATCGTTTAGTCTTTGTTCTAATGATCTCATACTACCTCCAATAATAGATTGCTGGGTAAGCACCTTTTGTACTACTTCCGTGGATATCCGCATGATATAATGCAATAATATCAGAGTAAGGGGAAATGTACTTTTTGTTCTTGTTTATAAACTCCGAGAGGTGTATATTATAATTCAAACAACCATCTTCGTCAAATAAAAAATCCCAACATATCTTTTTGAATTTATCATCACTATCTCTGTCTCTGTAAGGATCAAAATCCGACCTAATGAATTCTCCATTCTTTTTAAATACATTTTCAAGTTTCATACTACCTCCTACTTGGAATCTTTTAATTTTAACATTTAATCTTTTTGTATACTTTAATTGAACTAATCATCCACTCATACCCACAAAACTTATTCGTAACTTTCTCTCTATGTTCAGCTTCCCTTATCACCACCCTCGCACACCACCCATCCCCAAAATCATACCGATAACTTCCGATGTATTCCCGCCACTTTTTAGCATTTGAGTTGGTGAATACTTTTGTATATTTAGTATCTTCCCCTGACCATCTACCATTCCAAGCACTATTACTTGGCATTGAAAGTTCTGCTATCAATCTCATACTACCTCCTTACAAATAATTTCTGTCAATATAAATATCATACAACATATCATCATTGTAGTCCTTAAGACTACTGAAGTACTCATCAATGATATCCTGCTCGTATTTCTCTGCATATTCTTCAGCAAATATCTGTACAAAGATTGCATCTTCGTGCTCTACTTCTACTTTATAGATTCTGGGATTTTCTTCAAGATCATCAAGATAAAATACAAGGTTGTATTCTTCATTGTCGAGTTCGACTATCTTTTCGTGTGTTATGAGTTTCATGACTATTTCCTTTAGCTTTAAGTTAGTTAATGACTAATATATACATCAATCAGATACGTATGTCAATACTTTTATTCTTTTCTTTGTAGTATTCTTCTTGCCAGTAAATAGCATTTTGCAATAGCGTATTTCCTGTGTATAATAGTACAAAGATTATGATCAGTAAGAAGATTATTGGGAATAAGAATTGTGCGTATGTAATTGTTATCATTTTATCTCCTATTTAAGTATTCTTGGTAAAAATCAGGTACGTTTCTATTAGTCCATTTCGGGGTATGTTTATCAAGTTTACTCCATTTTAGTACAAGCTCTTGTCTGTAAGCTTCATGGATATCTTTGATGTGTTTGTGGTGTGTTGTGCAGTTAGGTTGCCGAGAGGAGTTACCTGTAGTGTTAATACTCCAAAGTACATTATCATCACACAATGAATCAAATATCCTGTATGTACCATGAGTCTTACTAAATCTAAGAGTATATTCAAACAATAATTCCACAAGAAATGAGATTGTATGAAAGAAATTCTCTACATGAGAAGAGCACCACTTAGTTATTGGATGATTTTCATGGCTCGGGAGGTAGATTTTGTGTTGTGAGTACAGAGTCTCAGCCAAGTCACAATTGTTAATCCACAAAGCTGTAGAAGCTATCTGAGCGGTTTCTATAATCATTTTATTAAGTCTCTTGTCATCATGGTCCCTGGCGCACTTTGCTAAATCAGAATCTGTAAAGAATATATTCATATCAATCTTCTTGTTAAAGTCTGGAGTATCATACAAAAAGAAAAACCCCTTGTCAAGAATAATTAACAAGGGGTTTGTTTTATTAATATGTAAATACATTAAAGCTTTTAGTTGTCTTTAGTTTCTTGGTCCTATTTAATACCTTTCTTCTCTTGTTCTTATGAGCTTGTTTATATCTTTTAGTAAATTCCTTTACAAGCTTCTTGCATTCTTCTGGATCAGAGACTTCAAAGATATCGTGTGTATTGTGACAATCAAGAAAATCATTGATCATATATTTAGAGAAGATCTCTTGCCAGTCAAAAACATCACTCCATATGCCAATAATATAATGTTTATCATTATTAGTAATAAAAGCAAGAGGTGTATCCTCTTCCATTAGATCCATACAAACCAACTCCCAATTGATTTTATCACTGGTGAATGACCAAGAAGGTTTTTCAATCATACCTTGTTCTGGGTGCCATAAGAATTCTTCCTGAAGAACATCAGCAAGACTCTTGGTGTTTTCTTCAGAAAGCTCCACAACTTCTTCAATCCATTCATTTGAGTAGAAGAACCCATTTTCTCCTCTGAAGGTACCGTTGACTTCATCACAAAGATTAACCAACATCGTAGTACCAAAACCAAAAAAATCTCCTCGCCAACCGAACCCGAGTTTCTCTTTGCCCTTGCAATCATCATAAGACTTAAGTTTAACTTTCATCCCTGGTTTAAGTTCAAAAGGTTCTTCAAATTCATCTTTAAACATAAAATCAGACCAAGAAAACCCTAAACTATCGTAACCAGGGCCGTCCGTGTGCCAGACTATATCGCCAGTCCCTTGAAAAACTTTTTTAATACATGGAATAATCTGCCCCTTGCTATGCTTAGATACTGTATCTTTCTTGCACTTAGCAAAATAAATCTTATTTTCTTCGTAGTTCATAATTCTATTTCCTTTATTTTATCTTATATTCTCAAGCCAAAGTAAATTCCTGCAAGCTTGGTCCTTTAAACAACAAATATTATCTTTATCGTATTCCATCTCAAATCCCAGTACGCATTTGTAATATAGGAAATATTTGCATCTTATATTTTGTTTCTGGTTCCAACAGTAGTTAGAATCTGGAACGTCTATTGGTAGTAGTACTTTACGTGTTTTCATGAGTTAATCTCCTTATAATCAACCTCCGGGAGTGTACCAGAGAGAATAGCATTCCCGCAGGTTATCCTTCCAAGATCTTCTTCATAAGAAGGTATGAATACTAAAACATCCAATCCAACATCTTTAAGGTCTTTTTCTATTTCTTTATAAGGTGTAAATTCTTCGTAACCGCCGGAGGTTTTAATATTATTATCTACACAGGAGTTTGTCTTATGAAGGGGTGTAATTTTCACCATGAATTTAGAGGGATGAAACAGCTTTATTAACTTTCTTGCGTTAACTTCATAGTCATCAGCAAGAGCAAAATTTAACGCATATTTTCTGCCAACAGGCATAGGAAGATTCTTACCTATCTCTGATATCTCAGTGAGTGACAAGGAACTCCCAGAAAACATATTAAGTCTTTGTACGTTAGATGTTGAATTTACACTAAATTGTAGTCCAGCACAACCTCTGAAGGTATAGTTCTTAATTTCACACCATTCCTGAAGGAAATGCATTAAATGTTTATTGTTCTTAGGAAGCATTGTTGATACAACAGGATGACAAAGACTTCTACCAACGTAAGGTCTGATCTCTTTTAATAAACCTCTGGCATGGATAAGTACGTTATTATTCCAGGTAGGCTCTCCCATTCTTGCATAATGTACATTAAGTCTTTTCGTAGCTGCAACTTCAGGGTGTAGATTTATCCCTGTTACGATTTGATCAGTTAAGTCCTTGAGTGTTGCATTAACTCCAGGGCCGACTTTAGGGACATCACAGAACTTACATCCCATACTGCAACCATATTGCGATGAAATAGTTAAAACCCATTTCTCCTCCAAAGACATTACTTCCCCATGAGGAACACCATTAATATCTTCCGTGAGTCCAAGGAAGTCAGCTTTGACATTTTTAGTCCGACCATAATCTCCAATAGAAAGAAATTCTAAATCTTTACCTTTCTCTCCTTTTGCAATACAAATATTTCCTGTGGGCACCTCGATATTTCTTTTAATTCTCATTACTCAACCCCTTTATCTCTTCTTTATAGTCCTCATCCAAGTTCTTTTTCTTTATAACAAGCATTTCATCATATGTCAAGAACTTATCCTGTTTTGTATAAATATGGAATCCTTCATCTATAGTTTTATCATAGCACCAGATACTGAATTCCTTTTCTGGATAGAACCAGGACTCTTTTAGGTTGCTATTAAGCCTGAACCCTCTTCCTGTCCTTCTACCGCACCATTGATCAGCTTTCTGGAACAGATAGTAATGCTCTTCATTTCTTGTTAGGTCCTTCATATGATCTCCTTAAATTAAAAATCCCCCTGATCCTGTGTATATACTACGGATCAGGGGGATTGTCAAGAGTTATTTATACAAATGCGCATGTAGCGTAAGAAGGAGTACCTCCAAGACCAGACGTTATGTTTATTTCATTTATATATTTGTCCTGATCAAAGACTTCTGCTTCTGCATAGGAGAGAAATATCTCCATCTCATCATCATGTACCGAGTAATCACCTCCTATTACTTTGTGTGGAGAATAAGGTCCATTATAACAATAAATGTATCTGTCTTTATTATATGTGTTCTGAATAGAAATACCTACGTAGTAATCACAACCTGAAATAACTCCTATTTCTTTCTGTCCATTATTAATCATGAAGATTTCTTTACCTTCAAGTGCAGTCATTCTTCTTTGAATTTCTTTTTTGTCCATTGTAAGCCCCCCTATTTGTCCGCTATAATTGCAACACCTACAACCATACCGACAATCAATAAAGCAATCAAAAAAGAGATCCACAAAGGAGAGAGAACCCACAACCAACTCCAAGTAATATAACCTGTTAATTTAAGGCCAATAAAAAGAACTGTAAGAAGTCCTGAGAATCCAATTCCATAGTTATTGTTCGTGTTATTACTCATACTACCTCCTGTTTTGTTTAGGTGTGCCTCTTGAAACAAAGGCACACCTTTTAGTTATTTACCCTAAGTTACTGTAATCATTGAAGATATCAAAAGGGGATATCATCGTCTGAAATAGGAGGTACACTCTCCTGAGTATGATCCACACCGTATTCTGTATTATCAGGAAGACCTTCATCGGGCTTACTATTATTCTTCTGGTAACTATGAATATCCTCAATCTGCTGTTTAATCTTTGAATCTTCATATTCAGGACTAAGTTTCATTGTGTTAATAATAGGCGCTGTCAAATACTTAATACTCACAGGATCATTAGTAATATTCATATCAGTATAGAATAAGAGGTCTTCATCATATTCAGGAACTTGCTGTCCTCTCATTAATCCCCCAGCCAACTTAACTCTTTCTGTGTAATATCCCTTAGCATTAAAGAATACACTTACACTGAATAACATTGACTTACCAAGCAAATCAATAACGTTTTGAGGAAGAAAAGCATCCCCTTTGGTAATTGTCTTTGTCATTACAGCAGCTTTACAAAGCGTATTATTAGGAAGCATTGACCACTGATTATTAGTCTTCTCATTCTTTCTAAGATTCATTGGATAGGGTCTACCAAGAGTCATCATACCAAGCTCAGTTCTCCAGAAAGAGCCATTCATGCAGATTCTGAGGGGTGCAGGGTTGGATTCAGCACCAAAGAAAGGAGCTTTATCCACAATAATCTCAGGGAAGTCGATAACAAGGGCTACTGATTTAGCAGGTTTAGTGGGCCATCTTTTCCATCTCTTACCTTCATAATCAGTCTCAAAATAAGTGTTTGGGTTTTTGTCAATCTCAGCTTGCTCATCTTCCGGGGAGCCATTCCATTCTACTCTACCATCCTGCTGCTCCTGAAGGCCAAGGTTCACTACTCCTGAGATAATACCAATAACAGTCTCTTCTTGTTCAAGGCCAACTGTCTCAACCATGTATTTGTTTAAAGCTTCATAATCAACAGAAGGTCCATCACTATTATTTGTGACAGGGGTTTCTTCAATTACTTTCTTTTTCAATTCATCAAGCCTACTCATTAATCATTCTCCTTGTTATTTTCTCTATTAATTTGATTAATCACACGATTAATCTTTCTCTTTATACCAAATTCGTCAGGGCCTGTCAAGGCAATTTCCCAACCATCCGAGATAATATTTAATGATTTAATCCAAGTTTCAATATTTTCAAGACTCCATTCATCCCATACATTCAGATAATCTTCAGTATTTGTTTTGATGTGCAGCGCTAATGCCATTAAGCCTCCTTGTTTTAGTTTAATGTAATCTACATCATCTCATGGTGCTTGTCAAGAGTTATTTAGTAACCTGTAGTATTATCTTCATCAGTAGTCCAACCATTAGGTGTCCATCTCTCATCAGAAGCATCGTAGAACACCCCTGTATCAGGATGCATGCGTGTGATATCAGCAAAGCCCAGTGTATCAGCGCCCCTGTTCTTTCCAAGAAATAATCTAATTCTTCCTCTGGTCCCATCCGGCAGTCTCTCTTTGTCAATAGTGATAATATTGTGAGCAAGAGCTTCTAATGCCTGAGTACCTTTACCATCAGTGATAAAAGTTCTCTTCCACTTAGGCTCCGTGATCTCTCTCTCTTTACTCGATACAGTAGTAGCATTACGATTAATATGCGCTACTACAACAATATGAACATCACAACTCTCGCACAAAGCAGTGATAGCATTCATAGCTACTGTGAGTTCTGCTCTTTCTTCAATAGTACCATCGGAAGCACAAGCAAGAGAAATATGATCGAAGATAATAAAGGTTCTATTGTACTTATAAATGAACAATTTGCATAAATCCACAAGCTCGTTTATTGAAATTGCCCCGTGGTGATCGAGAAACAAATACTTTTCTGCTACCCAATCCTCCGCATTACTCACCTCGTCATCAGTCTTCCCAAGTCTTTCCCCGAATTGAAACTTATTAGGATGAATTCTAAGTCTTTGTGCAATAAACCTTTGTCCTGTCCTCTTCATACCTTCTTCTAATAGTATCCCACCTACCTTCTCCCCGCCTTCGGCCATATCAGCAGCTAATGCACAACAAACACTTGTTTTTCCGGTACCTGAAGGGGCTAAAAGTAAAGTATCTTCTTTCTTCCTGATCCCCAGCAATAGATCCATTAATTTAGGAAAAGACTCAAGGTACACACCTTTATCAAGAGGCTCCAGGACTTCACCTTTTTCAAACACATCATGTATGCCAACAATCTTCTTATTTCTGTACTCCTCTGTATTGAAGAGCATTACCCTGTAGAGCCAATCCGCTTTATTATTTTCTGGTTTTAGATAGTCAGAAGGATCATTGGGGAATTTTCCATTAGGGAGTTTATTGCATTTCTCCCATTTAATCTTAAGGACAGTATGATCTCTAAGGAATGCCCCCACTGCATTAGTTGCTTCTGCACCTTTCATTCCCGGATTCTTCTTTTTCAGATCTCTCTCACTCAAAGAATCATTATCAAAGCACAAAACTACCTGCTCAAACCCGGATATAAAATGTTCATTTTCTGTTATGTGATCAACAGCGTTTGGGGTCCCGCAACCAATACTCACGACATTGACCCCGTACTGTTTATAATCCTTACCAACATTCTCCATGTATGCTTGGTAGCATGACATTTGGTCGTATTCACCTTCAGTGATATAAAGCTTCTTAGCTTTTGATCTACACTTATCTTGACCAAATAACTGAGATTCAACCCCAACGTAACCAATGACTGAGAAATGATACTTCTCTTTCTTATGGAGAGTCAAATCTCTTTTCTTATAACCAGTGACTTTACCGCTTTCGTCTTTGTATGGAAAATATACCGCATCAATTTCTTGTGTTAGGGTATTAAGTTTAGTTCTTACCCCAAATCGCTTTATTGTACTTTCTTTAAGCCCTCTTTCCGGGATGGCTTTCTGTGGGTATTGGAGAATATCTTTCACTGTCTCTTTTGGTTTATATTCAGAATCATATTTCTTCTTAGTCACTTTCCAAGATCTCCTTTCATTCTCCCAAAAATCACTCATCAAGTAAAACTTTCAGGTCATAAAAATTCATCGCAGTCATAACCTCAAAAGCCTTACCTTTGTCAAAGATAGTTACCCATTTTTCACCATCTTTAGTAATCATATAATCATCGCAGTTACAAGTCTCCGGGTGGCACCTACACCTGTTGTGCTCTACTTTGTATCTCATTGAAACCCCCTAAATCAATTTAGTCTCTTTAATAATCCTCTCAGCCTGATCCTTATCAAAACCTTCAGCAATCAATGCATCGTACTTAGCTCTCATAAGTTTAGCATTAATAGTCTGAAATTCTATATAACTCTCAAGATTTTGTTTAAATGTTCTTACAATATTACCCAATGTTGCACTTTGGTAGATATTATTACCAATATTTTCTAAGTCTTTTTCGTTTTTCATAATCATCCTTTGTAAAGGTTATATTCTATATAATTTCCTGAATAAGCCTTGCCTAAACCGCTTTTACAGGAACATAATTGACTGCGATTTGCCGGTACTCCATCAAGGCCCCAATGAGAGTATAATAGTCAACCGGCAGGTGGCAAAAGTCGCCAATCTCTCCAACAAGAACTATCTCAGAGCTATTGATATCAACGGTTACGAGTCCTTCTTTATAAAAGGCTGTATAGTCACTCCCGAATGTAGATTCAGGCTCCAACGCCCAACCATTCTCCACCAAAAACTTTTCACATCTCTGAACTTTATTCATGATTTTCTCCAAGCTGGTAAAACCAGATTATATATTATAAAGTTTACTTCAACAACTCAATTAATTCCTCAAATAACTCAATACTTTGTTTTACAATCTTTTGTTCATATTCATCAAACCCATTATCATCCAAAGCTTGATATGATAATAATTCTTGTAGAAGAAATATTTGATGGTGTATTCTTTGTGTTATGTGTGGTTTCACAAATGACCTCCTGATCTATTAATAAATCTCAAAGCACTATGGTACGTAGGGTAGCGCATCCAATTATTAATGTCTTTGTAAATGCACATCCAGAATTTCTTATGCATTGGGACGAAATACCCAGTATTTGTCTTTCTTATTTTGTATTTGGTTTTTAGGAAGGATAACATTATTCATTCTCCTTATAACTTCCTAAGTTTCTTTGAAAAACTATCAGCTTCTTTCTTCGTCTTAAACACTCCCATAATTTCCCATTCTTCATCAAAATCTTTCATATTAATTACAGGAATTGTTTTAATTCTACAACCCCAAACTTTTCTGCATACAAGAAATTTCTTATGTTTCCTCCAATAAACTCTTTCTTTATTTTCTTTCTTGCTTTTTTTATCATGACACTCAGGGCATATAACTTGTAAATTCTTCTCTGGGCAGAATGTCCTCTTGAATAGCATTACAAAGCTCATATACTTAGCTGGCATCATTACAGGGGTTATAGGGTCACAATGATCTATTTGGAGCTTGTACAAAGGGATATGAGCTTTACAGACATTACATTCTCCTATCTTTCCTCCTCTAATACCTGTCTTATGAGGTACAATTGATTTGTTTTTAAATTTCTTAGCTGTTTGAGATCTTGAGAATGACCTCTTGATAGCTGCAATTACATTAGATGTTAGCATTGTCCCCCTTATTTATATGTTACAAAGTTTAGTATAAAGATTAAATGCTGGTGCAGAACGCATCTCAACAAGATCCTCCATAAAATTATCTAAATCTCTTTGAGTATTAATCTTTGTAGTTACCTCAAAAGGTTTAAAAGTTTTAACTTCTTTGATGATTCCTTGCTTCAGTAACCAATCAGAATTATCTTCCACAAACCAAGGATTCTTTTCCGAAAACTCCTTTAGTGTAATCTCTTTTACAAGTTCGTACTTCGTTTCATTCATTTGTTTCTCCTTTTTAATCTTTGTGGATAATATCATTTGGTATTGTGTTTGTCAAGGGTTTTGTTATTCTTTTGTATAATTGCGGTGTTTCTAATGCTTCTTCTATATCCCAACCTCTTCTTAGCCTTTTTCTGAAAACAGCTACACTTAGATTAAACATCTTTGCTAAATTAGGTAAGGTATCTTCTATATCTTTGTAACTATATATTTCGGGCCTATGTACTGGTGTTGTCATAATTTTCTCCATACTCCACCCGGCCCGTAGTCTATGATTAAAGGTACTTTTATTCAGGCCAGAAATCTCAGTCCATTCCGCAACACACTTAGTCTCTCCTTTATACTCAAGCAAACGGTTACTCCTAAGATTCCGATTCTGCTCAGTATCAGTTTCCCATCTACAATTACCGGGAAAATAACCTAAATCGTTGTCTATACGGCCCAATGAATATTTTCCGTCAGGTTTTTCGCCTACAGAATTTAAAAACCTAATAAAACCCGTTTCCTTATCTAACCAATCTTCACAGACTTTTATATTTCTTTCCCCATAGTCCTTATAATAAGGGTTCTTGAGATTATAGCACCTATCTTTCATGTCACAATAGGCTTGGTAAATTGAGGTATTATTATAGCCGTGTTTAAATCTACTTTCTTTTTGAAAACAACCACAAGATTTGGTATGCCCATTTTTTACTTCTGTACCTCTAAAAATACCCTCATTTCCACAGTCACATAAACATTTAAATAGAGATTTTTTATTCTTGTCTTGTCCTATAAATTCTAATACTCTCAACCTGTTGAACTTCTTCCCAACAATACTTAAGTCTACTCTCATATAACTCCTTATTATTATTAATTCTTCAGTGAGTTTTTCCCCATGACCCCCCTAAAATATATTGCCCATCTAAAGGGACTCTAAAACCGTAGTGCTTCCCAGCATTCTTAATACCTTCAACACAGATTTCACCAACCCTTGAATAGTGTTGTATCCATTGATCCGTGGGGAGAGGATCTTCCCCTTTAGGTAAACCAAAGTGTAGGATCTCTCCTTCTCTAAAAAGTTTAGGTTTTGAGTATTGAATTTTATCTCTGTACTCCTCTGGCTTCTTATCTAATGGAAATAACTCGTATTGAACCTCTTTCAAGTTATGATAATGATTTATCTCGTCATGGTAATAAATCCACCGTTGAGCATCTAATTTTTCCTCTTTAATTTTATCATGAATCCAACAACAAGCCCAATCCATTAGAATAGAATCAGCACTTTGTAAATATGCATTGAGGAGGCTGTGCTTACTACGGGTAAATATTTTTGATCCATCTATAGCCATTATATATTTTTTACCAGTATTTTCCCAATAAACACCAAGTGCATTTTTACACTTCTCTAATCCCCATGCAACTTCCCACAAAGCCTTATTAATAGCATCACCTAACCTCTCTTCAACACCTAACAAAGTTGCTTGCTTCTTTGCTTGACATCCATAAATTCCTGCGTAGAAAGGAGATTTTCCTTCTCCCCTGCCGACCTCTCTCCCGATAGCTTTAGAAAAGGATTTAGCATTTTCATTGTGAACATCACCGTTTAAAATAATCTCTGCATAAGCTCCATTATCAAAATTCCAAGCAGCTTCTGCCATAGCCCTACCTTCAATCCCAGATGCATCCGCCCCAACACAACAGTAATTTTTTGGACTTATAAAAAGATCCCTGACTTCTTTACCAAGAACAACAGAATCAGATGCAGCAGGAATGTTGCATATAATATGATGTTTCTGTCTCCTGGTGTTAGTCAACCCCGTACTTGCCCCTGGCAGCCTACCATCTACCTGTAATCTACGGTGATTAAGCCAGCCAGTGTTTTTATCAAAAGATTTTATTGTTGTCCTTCTGTTTCTTAAACTTAACCACAACACTATCTTTTTTGCCATACCAGCATCTAATTTTTCAAGACTTGGACAAAGATCCCCTCGTATATTTTTCAGTTGAGGTGAAGAAGGAACAGCCCTCCCGTTCCTTTTCACCCTATTATAAAAGGCTTTGGATTTAAAGTCGGGGTCTTTCTTGTATCCAAGTTCTTTCAGGACCAGTGATTTATAGGGGCTTTCTTGAATATCTTTTATATACTTCTGAATCTTTTTTTCTTGCTCATCTTTTGGGAAGTTTTGCTTTGTCTTTAAATCCACAAGTAAGTTTTTTGTTCTCCATAGTTGTGGTTTCCACCCGAGTTCGGATATAAAAAAATTCTTTATATCATTTTGGTTGGCTAACCTCATAGGTTCAGTGAGTTTTCTTTCTTCATCTGGAGAGTATCCTTGGATTTTTAGACCCCATATCGTTTTTATCTCCTTGAACTGTTCTTGGAGTTCATTAATACCAAACTTAAGGCAGTAATTAATTGAAGCTTGTGAGAGAAGAGTAGGATGTTTAGGTAACTCGTCTTCTATGTAGTTGTGGATTAAGGTGTGACCATCGACCACTTCTTTCTCCAGCATAGAACAGATATAGTCCTCCCTTTGGTGCGCCGGTATGCCAGTAGTTTTCAAATATTCATTAACAGGTTTTTTTAGCCCTCCTTTTGCTTTGAAGGGTGATTTAAAATCAAAGGGTTTTTTCCAAGGTTGTGATGGAAAATTAGGTTGTTTAGCTTTAGGCAGAGCACGTTCCCCTAACTTCGGTTCAACATCTTCGGCGATTTCTTTCATTTGTTGGTCAATACTGTGGATAAGCCTTTTCGCATCGTCCACCGCAAAAACAGCACCATCTTTCTCTTGTTTACTCATCAGGTAGGCACTCTTCATACCCATTTGTAATGCTTCTGTCCAAGAACCTTTTTTAGCTCCGTTACTAAACGCTACATCTCTTGTTTCTTTTAACAACATGAAATAAGTTGCTTTGTTAATCTTTACATCCTCTATTACTCTGTTTATATAAACCTCCAAAGATTGATCGGACCAATCTTCTACTTTAGGCTTCGCTATACCGGTCCTAATGCCAAAAGCTTCTAAACCATGCTGAGACTTAGTTCCTTTCACCACGGGTCTATCAGGCCAAAGAACTCTTGACATCACAAGACTATCAATAATCTTAACCTTCCTATTATTAATACTATCCCAATCATAGGTAATCCCCGAAAGTTTCTCGAACACCTGGAGGTCATATCCGTAAATATTGTGCATACAAATGCCAGTAGTTTTTGGGGAGTTAAGGAGTTTAAGATAATCATTAGTCGGGAAAAAGATTGGTTCAACATCCTCCGATCTGAACTGATCTTGATCATAATTAGAAAGATCTTCAAGGTCACAGAAAATGTAAAATTTGTTATTACCCACAGGACTAAAACAAATACAATGAAACTTAGTCACTTCGTGCAGAAGCCCGTTAGTTTCGCAATCCCCAATATATAGAGTCATACCACCTCCTCCAAATACTCACAATAAATCATAATACAACCAAATAATTAAAATCATAATCCAGAATACCCAGAGAGTTGTCACCTCATAAACCCTTTCACAACACTTTCCGCATACTCTTTTGCAAATTGCCAACTATTACCTTGAAAATAATACTTTATTGCGTATAAGTAAATGTATATTTTACCCATTAATTATAAACCCTCCTGTAAGATACTCTGTACTCCTTACCGTCAACAATCACAGTTTTGTGTTTTCTTATTGTGCAAGAACAAAGACACAGACAGAGAAACATAATAAGCATGATTCTAAAAATATTATTCATTTAATACCTCCTAAAATATCTATTTCTCATTCCAGGGATCTTCTTTTGTAATCTCCAGCATAGTTTCCAAGATTCCCAATAAATACTCCCTTGTTTGTAGTCTATTAGATATTGGAGTTTTAGTTTATCCAATTCCTCTCTTCTTAATTGAACCCATGTTTTCTTTGGGAATATTAATTTCATTATTCTTCTTCCTCAAACAACTCGGAGAGTTCTAACAACCAATAATACACTTCATGCAACCCCGCACTATGCCCATGTGCCCAAGCAAACTCATAAATTCTTTGTGCATTTCTATGACCAAGGAGGCCAACATCCTCAAGTACATCTTTTTGGAAATTAGTCAACAGTGCATCACTATGTTCATTGTAGGTTTGCATCCTTTGTGAATGTGTTGCTGTCGCTTCCTCCCAATATTTCTTTATATTCTTTCCGCACTGAGAGCAGTAGCTATCTTGTACTCCGAAACCACTCTTGCAATCAGGACAACTACGTTCCGGTAGTTTAGGTCTTGTAAGTTTATTTTTATATTTTTCTAAGTTCATTATCTTCTCCTATCCACTAAATGGGAAATCATCAATCCTGTCTTTTTCTATCAAAAGATGAACTAATTTATAAGTCAAATTCAAAGGTTCTTTATAATCCTTATCGTAATAACATTTATATACCTCTTCGACTTCTTTGTAAAGCTCTTTTATTGTTTTGCAGCCTTTTAGTATTCTCTTTGCTTTTACTGGGCCTATACCTCCTTTACCTATTGGGTATCTCAAGGTCATACAATCATTAGCTTTTGGGACAGAATCAATTCCGTCGATACCATCTCCAACAATGCACTGGATAGCAAGATTATAATGAGCAGTGAATTCATCTACTTCGTATATATCTCCTCTTTTATCATAATTCCAGTGTTTCCCTGGGAATGTATTACAATCCTTATCTATATGACAGGCAACAAAATCAGAATTCTCTTTATCTTTGTTCCAATAATACCATCCAGCTATACTCAAAAAATCATCTGCTTCAGCACCGTCACAAACTGTCGTAATATCTTTGAACTCGTCTATGAACCACTTTCTTATGTTCAAAAATCTAAGAGGTTTAGGCCCTCTATTGGACTTATAACTCTTTGCAACACTGTACCGAAAATTGTTATCACCTCCGATCAAGAGTTTTATATCCTTTGCCCAAGGAAGTTCCTGAAGCTCTTTAATATAGTTTCTTACGTTCTTCTGTGCAATACTATCCCCAACAATTATTTCTGATTTAGGAATAATTTCAAATTCTTTAAGAAGGAAGGGAGAATCTCTTGATTTATTAAGATCACCTAACCACCCACCAACTTCTGTCTTCTTCCTGCCCTTGAACTCAGTTATATTCTTGAAGTCCTTTGTTCTTCCTGAAGGTTCATGCTTAACCTCAATATAATCCCTTTGTAAGCCCTTAATCTGCCTATATAGAACTGTATCAAAATCGACATATAGATTATATTTCATACAACACTCACCACGCACTTATTTTTCACAATAATTTTCCTTCCATTCTCAATTGGATATTTACCATTCCCTAATTTCTCAATCAATAACTTGGATTCCTTGGTTAAGATCTTTTCTTTGATAGCATCAAGATCCAGGTTAAATGTTCTTTCTAAATATCTTAAAAGAGCATGCTCGGAGACATAAGGCGTTGTATTCAATTCTTTCAGAGAAGCTTCAATACTCTTGATCTTGGTCTTCCTATTGCTTAATCTTTTCTCTACCTCCCTGAGATCAGTTTTTAGGGCATTAACTTCTTCTATTAGCTTTGTCTTTCTCGTCTCCAGTTGTTTCTTTTGTGCTGATCTTTTTAAGTTACTCATTAATCACCTCATAATCACAGCCACTCTCTTTAATTTGCTCCCGTAATGTTTCTTGACAAGGATATATCTGATTAGAGTTTGAACTCACAGTCCACAACATGCCGCTTACAGAACTGGCACAGACTCTAAAAACAATATTGTTACTTTTGTTTACTATTTTCATCCCTGGTTCAAGAACAATATCTTTGATCTTCTCTTTAATGAATCCTCTCCTTTTTAACATCTCTTCAGCATCTTTCCCTACAAAACCAGCTTGTCTAACATCCTCCATGCACATGATATATTCTTGCATTTCCCAATACTCCTTATCAACTTGTGAGAAAACATTCTCCATGATATCGTAAAAGTTTCTATTATAAGAAGGTCTGTACATAGCAGCAACCAAAGGTCTCGTCCTATAGAGATCCATAATCGTAAAAGACTTAACTACTTCATATTCTTCTTCCATAGGTTTCTCCTTATTAAATTGTTCATTAAGTAATGCTTGTGCATGCTCAACATCCCGTAACGCCCCACACCCTTCACAATTTCCTTTAAGATTAAAACTTTCACAGTGTGATTTGCAAGGTAGGCAACTAAAGTGCTCAAGCAAGCTTTGTAATGCTAATACTAATTTATTATTATCTTTATTACTCATCCCAACCAATCCTCCATTTTAATTTCATTTCCACAAGTATCTATTTTATCTTTCAAAGTATAAGCTATTACTTTAATTCTTGTGGGTAATTCTATGAAGTTTATATCAAAACCACTTCCAGCTGTCAAGGATTCTTTTGAGATAAATCTCTTCCAGTACTCGGATATCTCATTGTATCTTTTTAGAAGTTCTTTGCAATACATATCAAAATCAGTGTCGGAAATGACACTGCAATCCAGCTGGTAGTACATATAAGAATATGTAACATAGTGCCTGCACAATTGTTCTGTTGATCTTTCTTCAGGCTTCATTTATTTTCTTCAATATATTCAATGTATTTCATTAAACATTCCTCGCAGCAAAAGTAATATCCAAACATGACGAATAATTCTGTTGATTTCATACTGACGTTAGTTTCTTTTTGGCACACGTAACAGGTAGTCCCCATTTTGTCTCCTGTATATTTTATATTCTAATAAATTGATTTTAGCTCTTGTCGAATTACACGCCTTTCGGCCTGCTTGTTATAAAATGTTGGTCTATACCCCTTGCAATCTCCGGCGGGGCAATCAGTGTGGCAGTTGTAATCATTCCAATCACATAAGCCATTTCTCCAACGACCCCATCCTTGTATCCGCACAAAATTGATGCAGTTGCCGCATGTTTTTTGTCTATGCATAGGTCACACCGCTTAATATATTATACTCTTTACATCCTCAAAACAAAAATCCCCAAATGGATTTCCATAAGGGGATTCTATTACAAACAGATCGTAATGTCAAGTATTAATTTCTAAATTTAAGAGGTTCAGCAACTTCACTTAGTTTCTGGATTGAATCAAGCATAGTATCAATAGCCTCTCCTTTCGAGATGCATTCAATACTTTTTTCGTTAAGAGCTTTAGCAGCAAGTTCTTCCGCAAGAGAGATCAACATGAGTTGCGAAGGAGACAATCCATCTCTTGTTTGTTTAACACCAGTTTTCTTTTTGATATTCTTAGCAGTCTCCCCAAGGATCATAAGATTAATATCATCAGTAATCATTCCGTAACCATGGTTACCAAGATTTTTAATCTTACCAATTGTACTTGTGAAATCATTCCTCTGTGTAATACCAATTAATCTTGTATTGATCCACTCATCCGATTTACCAAGTCTTTTGTATTTCTTCTTATAATTCTCAATGTTCCTTACAATACCCTTCTCTGGGTAAGCCTCTTCAACAATATAAGTCTTGATGTATTTGTTGAATTCAATGTGAAGATCAGCAGAGAGATACTTTGCATATGCTGATGCTATCTGCCAATGTGCGAAGGTTCCACCGTAACGCCCTTTGGTTGTTTTTAAAAGGTCGCTTTTTCGACCTATTCCTTTTTCTTCAATCTTTTCAATAAGTTCCTTTGTGCTTCTTTTCTGAAACCAAAGAGAAGGTTTCTTATGATTAACCTTCCCTGTGGAATTCCACATATTAGTGAGGTTAGTCATTTTGTTGTCATTGAAATTGATTGTGATGTTGTTGTAAGTGAATTCCATAATGTTCTCCTTGTTAAAATAAAAAAGTCCCCGTAAACCTTGTTGATCTACGAGGACTCTATAACAAACGGATTGGAATGTAAAGAACTATTTTTATTCTTCGGTAATTTCTCCTGAATGGTCATCAGTAGTGGAATGATCATCACTATTGTCCGAATGATCTATTACTGAGTTATCATCAGTTCTATTATCACTATTATCGGAATGATCATCAGTAGAAGAATCATTGTCGCTATCCTGAGTCAGAGAACTTGAATCTTCTGCATGATTAGTCTGTACATCTATTCTTTCTGATTTATCAACTGTAACTTTATTGTTTTCACCTGATACATTAATGTTATCGGATTTTACAGCTTTAACAACTTCGACAGCAGCGTAACCAATAATACCTTTAGTTATGACATCAGCAAGGGGTTTAATAATTTGATTCTTGTGTTGTACAGCTTTAGTTTTCTGTTGTGGTATTTGTGAATACAACGTAATAACAGTACCATTACTCTGGGGAATAAGGGCTATGGGTTTAGGAGCTTTGTTTGATTCCGTGGATAACTTTTCCTGTAGTTCATAAAAAGCTTTCTCATTAGTGATTGTCTGAACAATCTTAGTTCCATCGGGCATGATAGTCACAGTCTTTGAACTACAACTAAATAATCCCGCGAGGAGTACTATAAAAATTACAGTTAGGATGTTGCGCATACTAAGCCTCCATGTTATTGATAATGTATTCTTTTATATGAACTAAACCATGATCCTGTATCTTTCCTTTGATGTTGTACCACTTCTTATCCGATGGTAAGTAGATTGTCTTACAAGAAGGTAATACAAATCTACTCCATCCGACTTTAGGAACAAGGTCATCCCTGTCGAGAAATATAATTCCATTAGGAAGATAAGTACTTTCTCTGTAGCACTTGATGGGGCAGAACATCACGCAATGTTCAGCACTGAGGGTACTACTGAGGTATGCTGCTGTGCCCGTGGACTTAGAATGACCACAAACTAATAGTGGGACACCAGGGACTCTCCTAAAGCTCTCTAAGATCCTCTCAGCAGCTACTACAGCACCATATTTGATACCATTCTTTGAAAGAAGACAAAGATTCCAGAACCAATCCATTAAATCATTAGTTCCTGCTATTGCTAATACTTGTATTGGTTTATCATTATAATACGACAGATAAGAATTCCACTCAGTGCTTTTGTTGTTTTTACAATTGCCTGAATACACATCAAGGACTTTGTTAGCTGCTAAGAGATAGAGTTCTTTACTCATTTAGTAGCTCTCCCCACAGCAATCCCAAAAAGACCTGTACCGAATGATTGTACAATCTCAGCAGCAGCAGGAGTAAGAGAAGGAGCAAAGATAACACAAATCCCTAAAACCAATATAGAGAAAATGACTAAGTTTTTATCATCGAACAAATGATCTTGCATACTCTCTCCTATTTATATCCGTTATGTACAAAGCTCAGGTGGTTCCCATCACCGAATCTTCCACCCCATTTTGCATATTTATTAAGGGACTCCCAGAAAGTACCTAATTCTTTCCATACTAAGTGATTACCATCGGAGATGTACTTATTATCAACAAACAAATTAAAGTCGACAGCAAGCCTTAATTTATGCACTGAATTGGCACTACTGTAGGATTTCTTGATCCCGGAGTCACCATGTACTCTTTTATCTCTGTATGCATCCCCGAAGGTTAATCCATAGCCTTTAGCGGTAGCATAATTAATCAAGATGCCAATGCACTTAGTGAACTCTCGTTGTTTATCTCCTAATCTCATTATTGTTCCTTTGGTAATAAAGTTCCATCCAAAGCTAAATCCCAACCAACTCTACTAAGGATATGATCCTCATTGAAGACAAGTTTAGTATCACTTTGGACTGATATGATAGAAATCAAAAGAGTATCTCTGTAGATAAGAGCTTTGCCATCTCTCTGTAGAAAAGCATACTCAGAGATATCACCCACGAAATTAATTTGTTCTACAAGGCCATCAATTGTAATTCCTACAACACCGGATAAGATATTAATACTCTCGTACCCTCCGCTACCGAACACAAAAGCACCACTATTTGAGATATCTATATTCTGGTTATTCTTACCAAGATAGATATTCCCTGAGAGTACTGAAGGAAGGCTGTACAAAAGTTTATTGGTTGTTGGTTTGTTGGAAGGAATTACTGCTACTTGTCTTGCTGAAGTTAACAAAATAGAAGTTACAACCTCAACATCAGTAATATCATTAATCTGTCTATCTTCAGCAATAAGAGCAAGAACTCCTGTGACTAATGGGCAAGCGAAACTTGTACCGTAATAAGATCCGTAATGAGTTGTACTATATCCATCAAGGTCAGCGCACCAATTATAATAACCAGGAGCAAGTATATCCACATCTGCTCCGTAGTTGGAGAAAGAACAAAGAGTATTACTACTATCAGTAGCACCAACACCAATTACATGATCATGACAAGCAGGAGCTTGTGCAGAAGACTGTGTTTCATTTCCTGCACTCCCAACGCATATAATTCCATGAGAGACTAAATCATTAATCTCATCCTTAAGAAACAGAGGATCAGTGGAATTAAAACTCATACTAAGGATACTGGGGTTGTTATTAGTTTTATTAAGATGATGATCAAGCAATCTATCAAGAGCTATTAACACATACGAGGTTACATCCAACCAGACAACAACATTAAGAATATTAGCTTCTTTAGCTACTCCGCAAGTATTACCTGCTGCTTGGGATGCACAACAAGTCCCATGAGTATTTGTGTAATAAACATCACCCCCGCTTTGGGAATAGATTGTTTGTACTCTTGAGCTATTGATACCTTGAAATTCAATATGAGATTCCTTGATTCCTTTGTCCACAAAATAAATATCAACATCCTTACCTGTTTTGTTGTAAATGTAGTCAAAAGGATCATTGCATACAACAGGTAAAGCCCAATTAGGAGGGTTTGTTTGAGTCCCGGAGAAAGTGATAGGCAAGTCCTCTGTGACAGATACAACACCCGGTATTTGCTCTATATGGTTCTTGGGGAGATCAGTACTAACAATAATAGAATTAAGGAGAGACTTGGGATTACCCACTTTCTCAAAAGTATTCACCAGGATATCTCTTACTTGTGGATTCTTTATTCTTACTATGTATCTTTTCATAATCTCTCCTTATTAATATTATACGGGCCAACCAGTTGTTATATCCGTATTAATATCATTATCTATTGCTGTTGTCAATTCCATCTCTCTGGTATGACAAGCTTGAATATGATTGAAGACAGCTTGACCAATGGAGATCATAGTTACTGAATCAAATTGGGCATAACCCACGGATGTTTTAAAATTTATAATAACATCTGGATTGTTCTGGCATCCCAATACAGCCCCATCTATTTTTCTTTGGTCTTCTTTATCAGTATTAATGAATGTACCATTAGGGAGGGTAAATCCGCCGAACTCAATCTTTTTTCTATATTCATGAAGTTCTTTTAGTTTATTTTGTTTCTGAATCTCAAGAGAGATTTCACTTAACGTGTAATCCTTAGTTACAAGCTTAGTATCGGAATCCCAAGTGTACTGTGGACCACTTACTGTATGAGTTTTGGAGTTGTACTCAGGTGCTGCACCAACAATAGGAAAGAGGTTCATACTTGCGTATGTCTCATCGGAAGATTTAGCTCCGAGTTTCTTTCCTTTAAAAGAACTTCCTCGCCTGATGTTCAAGGCTTTGATTTCATTGTTTATTACATGAGCGTATATTTGATTCATATTATTTCCTTATGCGTTAGGATCAACGTCGGAACCTGGGGTAACGGTCCCATTGACAGTGAAGTTCGAACCATAGAGGTTATTCCCGAGATTATCAGGGTCATCAAATGGCATGTAGATTAATGGTTCCGGGATTAGTTCATTCTCTATCTGTTTACTGAGGTCCTTGGGGTATCCGAGTTGATCGACAAAGAGATTACGGTTTGTTTCTTGCGAGAAGTCTATGTAGTCCGTAGTGAAGTAAACAAAACCAATATCACCATTGACATAATTCGCAACAGTCCCCCCAGAACCACTATTTGTAGTAACTAAAGCACCAATACCTATATCTGTAGTACTCCCAAAGGGTATTGTACCGGAGTTCAAGAAAGACCCTGTTTTGGAGGCACCATTAAGATAAGCATTTTGCGTACTTGTCCCTACATTGACGCTAAAAAGAAGTATATTCCAATCCGTGTTGTTTAATCCTAATGATGTCAATGTATACCTTGTAACTCCACTGGCATTTAATAAAGTAAAATCTTCATCAAAAAAGATCAATGAACTGTCTGGAAAACCACCGTTATTGAAGGAGAAATTTAGATAATGTTTATTAGCAACAAAAGTTTGTTTAATTGCAAAAGCAATTGTTACTGTATCACTGTCGGCTAAGTTAGTTAATGTTTGAGTAGTTAAATACCCAGTGCTACCATCAAACGCTGCACTCCTTGACCAAAACTCACTACCACCTCGCGCACCAGTAAGACCACCACCATTCAAAGTAAAATCCCCACTGGTACCAAGATTCTCACCTGGGTTATCAGCGGAAATTGGCATAGCGATCAATGGTGTGCTTCCTGTTTCTTCGAGGACTTGTCTGACTGGTTTTGGGAGATTGTTCTCCGAGTCCCAGAAGGGGTTGTTTGTTGAGAGGTCTGTGTAAGAATCGTCTAAGTAAAACTCCCCAATCACTGCACTGCTTGTATCATTTCTGATATACAATTCAGTGTCCAGGGCGATAGTTTGACCAGTAGAAAAAAGGGAGAAACTCATATAGCCCGACCTATCGACCCCATTTACAAAAGCCCTGCAATTAACTTGTGCGTCCATATCAATAGAGATAGAAATGAAAGTGTTTCTATCCAAGGAAGTATCACTAACTATATCTAACTGTAAGATTGTTGTATTAGATGAGTTAGCTAAATATACTCTTATCTTATTATCTGCGTTCCTGTATTGAATAAATGAATGATTACTTGTGGTTGAAAAAATTATAGGCGACGCACCTACAGCCATACAATTAAAGGAGAATGTAAAAACTTTAGATGAATAACTCGCACTCCTTGAAAGTGAGTCTGTACTATCAAACTCACTCGCAACACAGTTATTCTGATTGGGTCCTCGTTGAGCTTGATCAAGAACACCATTTTGTATGAAGTCTCCACCAGTACCGAAATCATTGATATGCGCTGTGGTGTAGTCTGTCATTGACATGCCTATGATTGGGTTTAGGGATTTCTGATCCATGGAGGGTTTAAGATCAGCGGTAATGAACAATCTGCGGTTGGATTCTATTGAGAGATCCCTGTATGTGTAATCGAGGAAGAGATAGGATAGCCGGCCTTTATTAGAAGTAATGCCTTGCAGCCCAGCAATCCAATGATCCGATTGAGTGAAATCTATATTATCGTTCGTTAATGTCTCTGTGGTTAATGTTAAATTATTATCATTGATATAAACATGACTTGTGCTGGCAGCTAAATCAACTGATACAAGTAAATTAACCCATGTACCATATATTTTACCTGTGGATATATTTGTACTGCGAAGTAAACAAATAGTAGTTCCTACAGTATTTTTTAAATTTATATCTAACTGAGATGTTGTGAATGAAAAAACAACTTTCCCTCCCGTTGAGTTATAAAGATAAGCAGTAGCAGCGGAATTACCTACATAAACCAAACAACTAAAAGTAAAAGTCTTACTATCAGTATTCCCGGTTAAGTCACTGGAACGAGATAAGTAATCATTACTCCCGTCGAATGAAGTAGCTTCAGCACCAGGATCAGGAACTACGGGCTTCATTTTAAGCCAATCATTAAGGGCCATTATGCAACTCCTTCGTAGAGTTTACTCCCCATGAGTGCTGTCCCACCATCAATAGTCACAAAGAACGCAATATCTCTATTACCACTGGAACTCCAAGTAGGTTCAGTATCCTCATTCCATTTAACACTTGCTGGCCAAGTGATTGTGTAATCACCAGCAGCTTCCATAATAATAGTAAGATAATCCGCAGTGCCTGTTGCTACAAACCCCGAGAATGTAAAGGTAAGATCCCCTGCAATTGTGCATTCAACTACATTTCCGTCCCCTACATTAATGGTAGTATTTGTACTGATAGTCCCAAGATCATTAACATCCTCGAAGCCATCTACTTTCCAGTAAGCACTATTAGTTCCTGGCTCTATTGTTGTTACATCAGCAATATCCTGAACAAGATTCCAGTACTTATTCTCATGCAGGACACTCGCAGGGATATCTAATGCACCTGTTAGTGTACTCCAAGCACCAACAAAATTAGCAGCACTTGATGCTGTTGAAGCTGCTGCCTCTGCATTTGTTTCTGAAGTAGCAGCATTACTTGCTGAAGTAGAAGCAGCAATCTGATCCGAATTAACATCAGCAGCAGTACTATTAGCTTCAGTTGTCCAAGTACTAATCTTGGATAACCAAGTATCCATATACGCAGAAAAATTATCTGGGTCTTGTCTTGAGGGTACGGGTTCTAAGTCAGTATTTATTGGCATTATGTAAGTCCTTCCCATCTAATTGTTAATACAGAACGAGAGTGGTATTGAAGGGTCACTCTCGCATCTTTGTAGTACCCATAAACAAGTAATACTCCAGCTAAATTATTCCCTTCTGTTGGAATACAAACAAGAGGTGTTGCTCTGTATTGCTCAAGAGTATTCTTTAAGTATTGCACAAGCGAGTTATCAAGCATTAGATCAAAACTTGTCTTATTTGAAAAAGCTCTTTCTGTTACGGAGAAATTACCAAAGATGTCCTGTGTCTTGGTACTGAAATCCTTAATCTCAAAATCAGCACCTCTTTCAACTGATTCCATAAAAGTCAGAACTCTTCCTACTACAATCTCCCCACAAGAGACTGTTGAGGTATCAGTTGCTCCTGATATGATTATCTCAACAGTAGCAGTACCATAAGGAGGTAAGTCCGTGGTTTCTGCACTTGTATTATTAATGATTGGATTAAAGCAGTAAGTGTAACCATCGAACACATTATCAGTGGAGATTAATTCAAGAGTATTATTATATACTTCACCATCCGTTGGGTCAGTTACAATGACCTGTATAGTTGATGCATTTACATTAAAGAATGCTACACCTTCGAGTAATCCCGGCTCCAATTTATAATATATCGAACCCGTTCTTTGTGTCTGACTTCCTACTTTCTCATCAAATACTCTCCAAGCATTTGTAGCGCCTCTTTCTATCCACCAAGCAGTATCAGTAAGGGCATTCCCTGTGTTACTTGCTTGCAGTGATTGGTACTCCTTGTGAGTAGTATTATCTATTACTACATCATCAAGAGCATAAGTAGTACCTGCATTATATTCTTCGTAAGTAGTGGACCTGAATCTCCACCAAGTAGTTTCAGTTGTGGGATCTTTGTTAAGGTTTGTATCCTGAAGGGATTCATAAATATCCCTCTTAGTTCCAGTGGCAATATAAACTTCATCACCACTGGAATAAGTAGTCCCTGAGTTCCAAACAACGGATACTACATCATCGATATTTGTCTCTATTAATATAGCATCCGTTATATCCGTAGGAGGAATTATTTTCACTATGTTGTCCTTTCTTCAGGGAGTCCTGTTACATCCCATTGTTCCAAATATTCCGTATTATTGTCAATATTTACAAGGACTTTTACTAAAGCGATAGCCTGTGCTTCTTGTTCCGATCTCAGTTCTTTCACTTCATTAACCAACTCAGTCATTTCAGAAGCAACATTTTCAAGAGAATCTTCTTTGGAAATACTCACCATCTCGCCTTGGGATACCCTCATCTGAGGATAGTACAGATTGTCAGTCCCCGCAGGACCAGAGGCTTTAAAACTACCACCGGTTCTGAAACCAAGAACACTTTTGTACTGATCAAAATTCTGAGTAGCTTCCGGTAGTAATTCATTCCAAGCAATGCCAGTTGTAGTTCCTAAAGTATAAGTCCCATCGGGTTGGAGTTTTGCTTTATCTGTTACTGCTTTAGATAACTCAAAGACATCCGGCAACGGGCTTGAAATACTTCCTGTTGTAGTAGTAGGGCCAGGCGTGAAGCCCGAAAATAACGGATCAGAAGTTAGCTTCTCTTTGGATGCTGTGTTAAAATTAGCCATCAATTGTTCAAGGGATAAGCTTGAATCAAGAAGTTTATCCAACTTCTCAATCTCCGCTGTGTACCAAGTACTATCAAAGTCAGTCTTAGCATCCTCGTACGCTGTTCTTGCTGTATTAATATCCTTTAATTGCTCATCTGTACCTTCAACTTCAGCTATAAGAGTTTTCATCAAAGAAACTTGCTGTTCAGCTTCAGTGAGTTGATTGCTAAGTTCTCCTTCCAGATTGGACATCAGGATATTAGTCTTAGCAACTTCTATAGCATATTCAAGTTCCGTTTTAGCAGAGGACTGAGCAACACCCAAGTAATCCTCTGATACTGATATTAAGTCAGAAATGGAGTCAGTATCACCACTTGTAACAGAAGATAAAAGGCTTGTTCTTTCAGCAAGTAAGGATCTCTGTAATTGTTCGGTTGTACCGACAAACAAACTCCCGAAGTCAATCTCGTCCCTGAAATCCTTAATACTATCAACAGCGGATTCCAAACCAGAGACTAAGCTTTCTTGCGAGGAAAGTTCTTCATTCAACAAAGACAAATAATTCTCTTTTGCTGTGGAAAGATTACCTTCAAGGATATCTCTTTCCTTAATTAAACCTTCTCTATAAGCTTCCGCAGCTTCATTAAACTCAGATTCCCTAAAACTCTGCTCCAACTGATCAAGCTGTTGAATAATATAAGTAGTTGCTATACCAATTTCTTCTTCTGTAGCCCCCAACTTCATGAGATTATCAATTAAGGTATCACCGGAATCCCTTATTGACTTAACTTCATTCTCGTACTCAGTAAGACCAAGTGTCTCAATATAGGATTTAGGAGCTTCCAGGAGACTTTCTATTGCTTGTCTATCCTGCAAGGCAAAGATTTGCTGTTTTAGTTCTCTGTTTGATTCAAAAAGAGCTTCAACTTCTCTCTGCCTGAGTTTTACAGTATCACCTTCAAGAGTAAGTAATTCTGTTTCAAGAGCGTACCTCTCAGCAGCTATCTCAGCTGCTCTATCAGCACTCTCTTGGTTCTGCTTGTCTTGCTCATCAGCTAAGTCCTTAACAGCACTTTCTTGTTCTTGATAAAGGCTTGTAAGTAAGGATACCGCTGTTGCTACACCATCGAATTGCTGTGTGTCAGGTAAAGCATTAAGGGCTTCGGATAATGACTCAACATCTGTTATAGCACTGTTGAGGTTACTGACCAAAGAAGCTTGGTCTATTGTATTGCCTATACCGGAAGCTATATAAGCATCAAAATCAGTGCCTGTTCCACCAGTACCCGCTACAAGAGATGGAACAAGATTGGCGAAATCTACTTCACCAGTCCTTAAAGCATCAGTCCAATACTTCAGACCTTCAGCAGCGGCTTGTCTCCCAAATAACTGAGTAAAGGCATCATTAACAATGCTCTCGTAAGCACTGGACAAAGAACTCTCAGCACTTTGTAATTGATCTTCTAAAGCACTCTTATCCACTTTAATTACAAGATTACCGAATGTCCCAGGAGCACCTTGTAATTCTTCTTCTGTAATACCATCCTTCAGGATCTGATAGAACAGACTTGATACCTGAGTATCAAAGATGCCTTGTGCTTTCAGAAGAGTATTAACATCAGTAGTAGCGCCTGTTGCTTCATTAACAGTTACTTGAGACCCAGCTATTGTCTGTTGTCTTTGTCTCTCAAGATTCCTGAGTTGCACTTCATAAGCAGCATTTACTTTACCAAGAGAAAGACCAAGATCTTCCGCAGTCTTCTTTTGTTCTTCGTACCAGGAATTAAGAGATGCAAGAGATTGCTCATAATCAGTAAGAAGATTGGATGAGATAGTCTCGTCAAGAGCTTCGTTGAACTTATCAATCTCTTTGCTCAAGTCCTTAAAGCTTTCAACAGCTTTATTGAACTCATCTTCGACTTCATCAAGAGCGGAGAGATCCAGTGTATTGAAATAATCAACAACAGTCTGAATATCATTACCGGACTCAGTAAATATCTTTCCTACTTCTTCATTGATCTGACTAATATAATCACTGTAGATTGTCTCCGCTGTTTGTGCAGCAAATAAATTAAGTGATTGTTGTCTGATAGTAGTACCAAAATCAACACTACCTGTAGTTAACTGTTGAGAAATACTCTGTGATGTAAGACCAGTAAGATAAGCACCAAGAGCTTCATTCCTTACAGTCTCCGCTCTTGTTAATTGTTCAGTACTTGCATTAGCATCCTCAAGAGTATCAACCAATGCTGCCCAATTATCAGTTAATGCATTGATCGAACCAACAACTGAAGTATTAGCAAAACCCTCGACACTTTGCTCAATAGTTCCAAGAACTGTGTTGATGGTATTAATCTCTTCGAATGCTTTCTCAGCAGAAAGACCAAGCCCCTCAGTTCTCTTTGTGAACTCCTCAACAAACCCATCAGTATCTTGTACTATGGAACCGAATCTAACAAATGTGTCAAAAAGATTCTCACCTTGTGTTTGGATTCCTTTGAAGAAATCTTCACTGAACACACCCCCGAGATCAGGAGATACAAGTTGGTCCAGTAAAGGCTCTCTTAAGGTTTCAAAGGATTGGGTCACAAGTAAGTCAAATGCTTCCTGTATGGCCTCTTCTGATCTATCCCTTGCCTTGACATCAATATTAAGAGAAGTGCTCTGTAGGGCTTGATTAACGTCCAATTCAAGTGTATCATTAATATTGTCAAATACTGTGTTGAAGTAATCAAGAGTTATCTTGGATATTGAATCTTTAGCTTCTTGTGTACCAACACCACCAATATCCGCTACAAAATCAAATACATCGGAACCGAGGATCTGCCCTTGGTTAAGATTACCTTGCTGAGAGCCAGTTACACCAATACCGATATTCGGAGGTGTGGGTTCATCACCTAATAATCCACCAAGAACACCTCCAATAACTGCTCCTGCGATTGCTCCCACAGGACCACCAATTGATGTACCAGCAGCTAAATACCCACCAAGACTTGCACCTGCTCCTGAAGTTAGTCCAGAGAATTCTGACTGAGGAAGCCCTAAAGCACCACCTAATAAAGAATAACCTAAACTTCCTGCTGCACCATAACCAAGGACATCTCCGTAAGAAATACCACCTTGTTGTGTTACAGCAGCACCAATACCAGGCCCTTGGTAAGCTACACCAGTTCCGGGAACTGTACTCCCCAAGAACCCAGTAACTGAATCAAATCCGGGGATATTGGACAACGCAGAGAGACTACTCACAGCACTACCACCAGGGGCTGCGGGAGTAGATACCCCAAAATACCCACCAATGCCTTGGACAATAGGCACAATGATCGGTTCAGCAATAGCTTTAGCTGCCATATCAGCAAGCATGCTGAGGAATATATCAAACATTCTATCAGTGAAATCACTGAAGTCATCTATAGTTTCGTCGAAGATTCCTTTGAATACATCGGAGGTTTCATCTTCTATGTCAGAGAGGAAGTCTTCGTATGCTTTCTGAGCTTTTTCTTGTTCTTTTACATTATCTTTTATTGCGTTGGTTAAGTCATTAAAATTATTCTTTGATTTTTGTGCAGAATCACCTGTTGATTTAGCTAATTTCTCTGCTGCTGCTTGTCCTTTGGTTATAAAACCTTCTAACTGTTTTACTTGATCAGCCAATTCGCCAACTGGAGTGATACCTGATTTTTTAATATTTTCTAAAAGATCTGCTGCCTGTCTGCCCTGAGAAGCTTGTAACTTAAGATTCTTTTCAAGTTGTGCGGCCTCGGCTTTAGAGAGTTTTAGGATACTTTGTAATTGCTTGATTACTTTATCGTTTGCAGTCAACTCTTTGGAAGATGATTCCCCTTTAATCTTTTTATACTCATCCTCAAGGCTTGTTCTCTTACTTACTAAAGTTTTAAGTTGGTCCATAAGAGAAAGACCTTTAGCATCAAGTGCAAGACCGGATTCTTTTATTTTGAGTAGCAAACTTTCTGCTTGAGAGATATCCGTTAAAGAGTTCTGAATTTCCTTCAACCTCATCTTCTCAGCATCCGTGAGTTTCTTGGACTGTTCTTGATTACTCTTTAGTGACTTCTTGGTTATTTTGTCCAAGGATGCAACTGTTTGTGTAACTAAATCTATAATTTTACTGCTTGGGAGGGGCCTTGTCAGGATCTCCCCTAAATCTACAACCGCAATCCTCGCTGCTTCTCTCGCTAAGTTTGTTTGTTCCGTTACTACCTCACCAAAATCTGTTAATCCTTTAGGGAGAGAAATTTCAGGCAGAGAAGGGATTTTGTTGTACAGGTCTATAAGACTTTGTAAAGCCATTATAGGGCCATTAATTATCGTATTAGATAATTCCCAAAACAACACATTCATCTCTTGCAAAAGGATGTCTATACCTTTGAAAGCAACCTCCACAGTCCTCTTCAAGATAGCAATAGCATCAGCAATAGTGGTTACAGAAACTACAACAGTAGTTCTTACCTTCTCTGGATCAAGGGACCTTAAGAATTTTGTTGTTTCATCTGCCATTAATTGTAGGGTTGCTATGATACCAGAGGACGAAAGTAATCTCTGGAACTCGGTTGTTGCATTATACATCCTGTTAAAAGATGCTTCTACTCTATCACCAGCCAAAACAGCGGCAGCAGCAAAATCATTCTCTAATACATTCGCGAATCTTGGGATAAAATCTTCAGCAATAACTTCCCCATTTTTAAGCATATCATTTAGCTTCTGGGTTGTTACTCCCATAGCAGTAGCAGCTTTCTGAAAGGCTCCAAAAAGGCGTTCTCCTAATTGACCTCTTAATTCTTCTGCTTGAATATTTCCCTTGGAGATCATCTGAGTTAATGCTCTCAATGAACCTTCAGTGTCATCAGCGGACATTCCTAAAACAGCAGCAGCTTTGTTTATAGCTAAGAATATCTTTCTTGCATTTTCTCCCTCTAAGGATGTCCCTTTAGACGCTGCGATAACACCTTTATATGAGTTTTCAAGGGTATCTAATCTAAGACCAAGGGTTTCTGCTGTATTAGCCACAAAACTAATCTCTTCTCTTGCGGCTTTACTATTTCCTGTTATTGCAGCATAACTTCTATTCAAGGAGTCAAGTGCTATTCCCGCCTGGACGGTATCTGAAACAAACTGTTGTAGTTCCATCGTAGCCAGTACAGTTGCATACCCAATCGCAGCGGCACGTACTGTTTTAAATGTATTCCCCATAGTGGAGGTTTGTTTCTCTAATTGCTGTTCCTTCTTCCTTACGTCATCCAGAGCTTTGGAAGTCTTCTCCAAAGAATCAACATATGATCTATTCTCACCTGTGGTGTCCCTAACAGCTTTTTTAACGGTACTAAGGGCAGCACCGTACCTTTGTGCGAATTGTGTTGAATTGATAAGCCCAGAATTTAATTCGGAAACACCTCTTTTAAGTTTCTGAGTAGCAGTATTAATCGTTGCTTGTTGCTTTGCCAACTTATCCGCAGCAGTAGCGGAAGCTTTAATGGCTTTTTCTTGTTCTCTGATTGCTGTATTTGATTTCTTTACAGCTTCAGCAGCACTAAGGATACTCTTCTCGTACTTGAGATTCTCACCATATGAACTTTTAGTCTCTGACTTTAGTTCACTAAGAGCTTTCCCGTACCTGAGAGCAAATTGCGTTGAGTTAATTAGTCCTTTGTTAAGCTCGGAGACACCTTTATTTAAAGCAGCTGCTGCTTGTTCTGTATCTTTAAGAGGTTTACTCGGAGAGCTTTGAGGTTTTCCAAAGGATTCAAAACTCTCTCTGAGCATATTGATATTTTTCTCAAGGGTTGTGACACTATTTACTATTTTAT